CTGTATAAATGATCCCGGTTGGGTCAGCCGCCGATGAAGTGATAGCTGAACTTAGCGCCGCCCAAGATATCGTGGGAGGAGGTGTAGTGGTCGGATCATCCAGAGTAAATTGGATCAGAGCATTGCCGCTAACGCTGGAGGCGATGCCTGTGGATACCGTATATTGCAGCGTGGTGGTCTTATATACCGGATTAAGGATGATCGGCGCAGAATTCCCAGCCGAAGAAAGAGTAGTTGATTGAGCCGCCATCTGCGTTTGTCCTTTTAGCTATCGACTTCGATAATCCACTCGAATGTAGAAGTAACCTCCGCTGCCGCCGTAGCAGCCCGCGTATTTACCGGGTTCATAGGGGCCGGAAAGGCCCCCAGAAGTTTCGGTAACTGAAAGAATACACAGACCATAGCATATCCTTAAGACAGCGGGTACGTCCCATAAGCCGCGCGCCAGTCGTAATAGCCGAAGCTATAACGCTGATAACCCTTCACCAGCAAGTTATCGGTGGTGAACTCAACCTGCATGTCCATCTCGAATGCGATACGGTTCATGTAGATCAAGCCATCAACGTTGGTGAGCAGGAACCAAGCAAACGCGCTGGTCAGATAATCATTGACGACGTACCCTTCCTTCAGGGAGTCGTTCATGCCCAGAATTGCGTTCACGTCGTTGGTCGCCGTCCCGGGGCGAAGCTCACTGCGATAGAGACGGAGAGCTACCGGCTCTAGCTGGGTCGGGATAACCGCCTTGCGGCCCCGCGCGTAAATCTTGAGCCCAGCATTATCGCGCCAGTTGCTTCTGACGGCGATTGCCGCGTTCAAGAGCGAAGTCTCGTTCAGATCAACGTCCACAGACGGCTTGTTGCCAATCGTGGTGCCATCAATCGGATGGGCAGCATCGAAGAGCGCCTTGCCGTCACCGCCGACGTTGGCGTTGAATGTGCTGCCCGTATTGAACACGTTCGCAGCATAGATTTCTTCCGTTTGCTGGAACGAGGCCATCAGACCATCGTTGGATGGCCCAAATTCCGCCTTGTAGAGGTTGTCATCGATGGCCTTGCGTGTGATCGCATAACCAAGACCGATTTCATTGTGCTCTTGGTTATAGACGAACCGTTCGCCCGCCGCATTGTCGAAGGCAGTAACGCCACCCTCTTGCTTAAGCTGAGCAAGACCTAGGTAACGCATGGAAGCACGGCGCTCCAAGGCCATCTTGGAATCTGTGGTCTTGAAAAGCTTCGGCCACTGCCGCTCGATTTGATCGTACTTGCCGCTGATGCCCCAAAGCCCGGGCAGAAGGAGATCGCGGATTTGTGCGAGTGCGACGGGCATTAGGTTACTCCTTAGATGCCGGTTAGAACGGTGCGGTCGAAGCTATTCGGCGCAACGATAACGATGTTACCGGCAGAAGTGTTGTCGGTACCGTTTGTGCCGGGAGGGGCGACGTTTGAATAAAAATCGATCAATCGCCAAGGCAATGCAGCCGTGGTAGCCGCTGTGCTGGAAGCCAGAACCGATTGAGAAAGACCAGTTGTCGTGTTCACTACACCGGATGAAATACCGAAGTTATGGTTAACCATCGATGACGTGACTGTATTGGTGGTGGAGCATTGCACGATGTAGAGCATCTCAGGATCGGTGCAGACCCATGCTTGAACATCGGCAGTGCCGCATGAGGTCTGAACAGAACCCGGGAAGAATGGCGACCAGACCTTGCGGCCAATGGTGGGGCTGAAGAATTCACACCCGAAAAAGACGCCTCTGATTTGAACTATGCCAGAGGAGGCAACCACGGCAGTTACATAGTTGCCAGCAGCAGATGGGGATGTGGATTGAGTGGTGATGACACAATCGCCAGTTCCAATGACGCTCGCATCGCTGGATGCGATAGTGAGAGTGTCAAAGCCAGCCGTAGGCGCACCGCCGTCGAAACGGCGGAACTGACGGAAACCGAAGGGGGCCTGAATATTTGCCATGATAGCTCCTATGCTGCTCACCGCGACCTATTCGCGGGATCAACTGAAGCCACCACAGCGCGTGATGGGGAAAAGGCCAGCGTGGCCTGAATATGTTGTTTATACGGCAGAAATACGTTTTATGTCAAATGACAGCCCTTCTTGCATATCCGATGGCAAGTGACTGATTGGGAAGATCAAACGATAACCTCGCCCACCGATCGTCTCGATTTTCATTCCGGTTCCCGCAATGAGTTTGCGCGCCCGACTTATATGAACCTGAATATTATCGAGAACCCTTTCAGGCTCATGCATTCCCCATAAGGCGTAACTCAGGTCATTATTACTTACCGTCATTGGCCACTTTTCTACAAGAACATGCATTACTTCAGCAACTTGTGGCGGCCTGATTTCAATTTCACGATCACCATAGACTAGAATATTGGTATTCAGGTCCATAAGAAGCCTGTGTTCCGGGATCGGCTGTCCACAGCATGGACAATTCATTTATTCCTCCGGTACATCAATACGTTCATAAGCCTTCGATATTTTCGTGGCCCTGCGAGCGGATTGATGCTGGGTGTCAAATTTACTGCCGATATCTCCGCCACGAAGCTGGGCTTCCTTAGCCTGAACCTGCGCTCTGGCTTTCTGGAATTCCCGCGCTTCCGTTTGTCGGCACATCTCTTCCGGCTTTTCCATTAAAACCAGACCATCATACTCAATATCGCCGTCATATCCCTTGGGTGTGAATAGCCCGGGATGGCGAGAGGCTGGCACTGGTTCCCAGCCAGTGGCCTGATATCGGCCATAACGACGAGCCTGTTGCTGGCCCAGCACCGAAAGCGTCTTCCAGTTATAGCGCATACCATCCGGGATAATTTCCGGAGGAATGTGGAGCATGTCGCTCTCTTCCTCCAAGGCAGCCTGACGGTCGTAATCGACCTTGACCGGAGCCTTCTTGGGCGTGACGAGATTAGGGGCCTTATTCTCGTCATTTGCCATTACAGGCTTCGGCTTGTTCTTAGAACCCAAGGGTCTCGGCATCTGTTCGTTTCCACTGGTTTCGGCCCATAATGGGCTTGGTTTCGAGAGCTTTCTCAACTGACCATCCTCGGCCAAGTCTTTCTAGAACTGTAGTTTTCGGAACATTTTGGCCACTAATACGCCTCGCTTCTGAGATGGTCATTTTGGTTCCCAGATATAGAACGTGGCGATTAGTCCTTTGGTTATTTCCCTGCTCTATTTTGGTGGCCCAACGACAGTTCCCGGGTTCATAATTTCCATTATTATCAATCCGGTCAATCGTGTGGCTTAGTGATGGTCGAAATCCCATATCGGCAAGAAATATCACAAAACTACTCTTCCATGCCTCGCAGACAACAATCCCCATAGGAGTATATTTTCCGCGCTTGGGATGGCATCGATCCAACATGCCACGCCATGATTTATAGGTTGGCGTATTGCTAAGACCGTGGACTGGAGGGCGCGACATAAATCTCCTCAGTTAATCAGACCTTGGCTCTTCATTTCCTGCATCTTTTGCAGGTTTCTGGCATAAGTGATTTCGTCGATACCGGACAGACGAGCGATCTCACGTTGTTCTGGAGTTAGGGTGATCTTGGTGGTGGTGGTTCGACCAGTTGAAGGATTGGTCGCGCTGCGGGATGGCGGAGCCGAAACAGTGGCCTTGGGTTCGTCCTCGCTCACGTTATCATCCTCTTCTTCTGGTTCTTTATAGCCAAGCCGTTCCTCAATATAGTCGAAATACTTCTGTGTGCCCGGGCGTAGGCCCTGATCTTCCGCCTCAACATGGGCTCCCTGCAAACGAAGGTTTTTGCGCTGGTCAGTGAGTGCATCTGGATGCTCCTTCAGCCAATCTCTCTGGCTTGGCAGCAAGTTGGGAAGCTGATCGATATATTGCTCCACAGTTGGCTTAGTAGAGCTTTCTACTTGTTGCGGATTGTCCTTGGCATCTTTGGCACGGGCTGCTGCCGCCGTCTTGGCCCGCTCAATGGCGATCTTGCCATCCTCTAGTTGACCCAACCGGCTTTCAGCGCGAGCCAATCTGCGGCTGGCCTCTGCTACTGCCTTGGAATCGCTGGCCTCCGTGGCGAGGGCGATATCTTGCTGAGCCTTCTCGGCTTCGGCTTCCGCCGCGCCAATGGCATTCAAAATGGCATCATATTCAGCGTCTTCCGCCCTGATCCGGGACTGGGATGATTCCTGCTCGCGTTCACGGGCGCGTTGCTCCGCCGCCTGTCTGGCAGCTACTTCTTCATTGTAGCGCTTGGTTTGTTCGGCCCCGGCTTTACGTAAATCTTCAAGCTGCTTTTTAAGGTCTGCTGTAGCATCCTCTTCTTCAGGCTCCTTAACCTTAGCCTCTCGTTTACTGTTAGCCGCAGCCTCTTCTTGCGCCTTGCGAGCGGCTTCATCAGCTTCCTTATCCAAGATGACCGTGCCTTCGGGCTCCAACGCGATAGTCACGCTCTCATTTTCCGGAATGGCAGCGATCTCTTCTTTTGTCCGAAGTGGGCGGGGGCGGGGCATTAGAAAATATCTCCCGGGTTTTTAATTCGCATGCGGATTGTTCGGTCAGATAGAATTCGGCAGGCCGTATCGCGGATTGTCAGTTGCCAGCCATCGCCCACACGGAAAACCACCCAATCGCCAACTTTTACACTCTGACCGTGAAATGTTTCGTCATCTGTATCTAAGAATGCAGTAGGACCGAGTTTTACCACCAGTCCCACTTTTCCTTGATATTCATCCTCTTGGACATTTGCGCCGGGGCGAATAATGCCACCAGAGGTCTTTTCTGGTCTGACATAGATGGCGACCAAAATCTGGTTATGGAAAATATCATATCCGCTTAAATCGCCCACTGCGTCAAAGAGCGCTGTCTTGGGATCACTGGCCAGACTTAGTTGAGCAGTATTCCTCGCAGAAACAACTGACATTTATTCCTTCCTCATTTCTGTCTGAACTTCCTCTATTGCATCCAGAACATTCCGGATGGCCTCTATATACCCAAAATTATGCTTATATTCAGCGAAATCAGTCTCTCCAGTAATAGTCATGCGCTGAACACGTATATCCATCATCAAGAGAAGCCTTTCCCTCAAAAGCTTCTCAAATAGGCTCTCCATTATTTCTTCTTTCGGCCCTGTATCGCAGACAGGTCTAGTCTGCCTTCGCCATTCGCCGCGCCTCCGTGTTCCGGATAAGCACGACCGCCTCGCGCATATGCGGCCCCGCCGCGTTTCATTGGCGGCTGACCGGGCATAGGTGCTGGAGCGGGCGAGGAAACCGCTCCAGCGGCAGCCAATGAAGGGTCAGGCGAGGGAGGAATGGCCGTTGCTTCAGGGACTACCATTGGTGTCTTGGGCTTGGAACGATGTTTCGGCTTACCGACATGACCACCACGTTTCATGCCAGCGGCCCCGCTCTGGTCCTTGTGCTGCATGCTGGCAGAAGAAGTGGCAATCTTCTTGGAAGAATTTTCTCCAACAGCCCGCATGGTCGGAATATCCAGATTATTGATCTTGCCCATGCTCTGGGCCTTGGATTTGCGGGAACTATTAGCCTGATCCCTATATGGATGCGACATTGGCTAGTCCTTTTCCTTCGGAGCCATCGGCTCTGTCTTCTTGAGCTTTCCGTATCGGCGATCAGCCTTATCGCCTTGGCTCTCATAATTTTTGGAAGAGCCGGTTTCCTTGGCCATCTTGGATGATCCGGTAGATTCCATCTTGCCCATATACGGATTAGCCATTGACGCTCTTCCTTGTAGGTACTGGCACCAACGCCCTGACCGGATAAATCTTCTGCTGGGCCTTGCCGCGCTCAAACCACTGAACCTCGACAAACCCCTCCATGAAGGCCGTAACCGTCAGGGTCGGGCTGCCAGATTTCAATCTAACTGTATCTCCAATCTGGAATGGAGGCAAAAAGTCCTTCAAAAGCACAAGATTGGCGGTCACTTGCTCTTACTCGGCTTCGGTTTGGCTCTAGCGGTCGCCTTGGCAACCCTGATCTTGGCGTCAGCATCAATCTTGGCAAGCTTCTCTTTGTGCGCGAGTTCTCTCTCGGCCATTGCATGCTTGTGTTCTAATTCCTGAGCGGCCAGTTCCTCTTTCTGGCTCATCTCGCGCTCATGCCTATCTCGCTGTAGTTCCATATCGTGCTCATGCTTCTGGCGCTCTTGCACGGCGTCCATAACCATGCCTCCGGTCTTCATGTGCATCTCGGCGGCATGCTCTCGTTGCCTGATAGCGATTTCGTTCTGGCTTTCAGCGGAAGAGCGCTGATGATCAAACAGCATCTTCATTGCTTCACGCTGGGCGTCCTGCTGGACTTCCTGACCATGAATGATTTGCTCTTCCTGAATCTTCAGGCGCTCCAGAATAATCTTCATCGCCTCCACTTTCTCGCGTGAAGTGCGATCTTGCTGCTTGTCCGCGCTCTGCATTTTCTGGATTTCAAGCTTCAGTAGCATTTGAAGCTTCTGACTTTCCGCCTGCTGAGCATTGGCAGCCTGTTTAGCCTGCGCCGCAATAAGCGAAGGATTAGGCGGAGGCGGTGCAGGCGATTGCCGGAATAGTCCCTCCGGATCAATACCTGTAATACGCATAATGCGGGTATCAACGGCAATCGGGTCATAAAGATCAGGCGATCCCTGTTGAAGTGTCTTGATCACAACCGCCTTGGCAATCCGATGCATGCTGGTTGGATTATTCGGATCGGCAACCGGGACCAGATTGTTGTCATCCAAAGCTTTTACAAATTGATCTTTCTGCCACCGAATAGTTGTCTTTTTATTGTGTCGCCAGAAAGCTTCCGGGTCCTCCTTGAAGCGTTCCTTTAGAAGCTGGAATTCCTTGCCCTGCGCCGAAGTCAAGCGCTTATGAACAGCATCCATTGTTTTGGTTGCTTGCTCAATCAATGCCAGCGTAGTTCCGACAGGCGCATCCTGTTTGCCTTCACCGATGCTCATTTCGGCGGTGCCGCCGACACGCTGACCCAATTGTTCGATATTCTGGGTTAGCTGCATGAAAGCAGCGCCGGGCTCTTTATATGGCAGAGCCATCACGGCCTGATTGATTGGCATGCCACCAGTATCAAGTGGAACACCGCCGCCCGGAGGAATTCGGAATTGATTTGTTAATTGTCGCCCGAATTGTTTGGCGTAGATAAATCCCGGAAATGAAGAAAACATTCCGGCATCAAGTTGAATACGCCATGCCGCCGTCAGGGCGCTAGTAGTATTACCCAGAATGTGTATGAGACCAATGCCGTAAAAGCCAAGAGCGCGTACAAAAGCGAAGTCCACAAAATACTCTTTAGCAAGACACATTTTATCTTCCTTGCGCCAGTTTCGTCGCAAGGCCAAAACCTGCCTACTCTCTTTGTGGATAGTGACAACATATGGAAGCTGGAGTCCTGTTTCCTTGCCTTTCTCTTTATGCTCAAAGCCGGAAATGTCCAATTCACAATAGCATTCATAGATTTCATGGTCCGCGTCCTGCGGTTTTTGGACCTGCGGATTTATTCCCTGAATTTCCAGCTTTTTATCTTTTACCGGATCGGGAAGGTTGATTTGATTGACGGGAATCTCAATATCGCGATAAGCGCCCACCAATTGCATGCGCTTCAAGACAGAGGGCCGCATTTTAATGCGGTGGGTAATTCTTCCACAATTCTCCAGATTGGTTTCTGCGTTTGAAACAATCAGGTCTTCGGCGTCTATACTTTCAGAAACCGGACGACGGCGAAGTGGGCAATTGTAAACTTTCTTGATGCCCTGACCGCCAGCACCAATCCAGAACAGCATTCTATCGGTGTCGGGATAATATTCGGTCGCGACCGCTGTAACCCAATGATTGAAGTCGGTCTCTAGGGCTTCCGCAAGCTCGTCGCTCTCCGCGCTCATACCATCAGGCAGAACTGGCTTGGGCGGAGCCATCAATCCGGTCGGAGGGGGTGCGGGAGGCCCATTGGGGACTGGAGGCGGGCCTCCCGCTGGCGATCCCGGCACTTGGGGAGCCGGAATAGGTAAATTAGGCGGGTCACCCGGGGCTACGCCAGCGGGCTGTTGTCCATTGGACGGCCCGGAGAGTGGTCCCCCTCCTATGCTGGTCGCTGGAGCCGCTTGGCCCATGGAGAGAGGTGGACCACCATTATGGCCCATTTGAGGCGGCATCATCGGCATCGGCGGCGGTGGAGGAATTTTTGGAGCAACCGGGGCATCGTTCCTGATCTTGATCGGACCAGCGGCAGGCAAAAGCTCGCCTCTGGCATTGGCTTGAAACCTTAAAACGGCCTCCAGAAGAAGAGGGTGCTGGACGGTTGAGACACCTTCACCCGTGGCCTCACCCTTGGGCTCATTGAGTTTTAGTCCAAGTAGCCCAATACCTCTGGCGCGGGTATCAAGCCAATCCTTGCGGGATTGATCGTCCAGTTGGATGCCATCTAAAAGCTCAGATGATATCCTTGAAAGCTCTCCGGATTCGATCTCTTCGGCCAGATTGGCGTACCAGTCTCCGCCCGGCTGGCGGACCGTTTTCGGAGAAAAATCAATGGTTAGAGAGCCGTCAGGATTTTCTGTCTTGGAAGCCCCATTCTGTATGGTCGTGCGGTCGCTGATTGTGTCTGGCGAGCCGAGATCGATGGTGGAAGGCATAGAGAATGGATTAGGCGGCAATTCATCGGTCAGCCTAATCGATCCAGTGTTGACTGAGCGTACCATTATGCGGCCCTAGCATATTCACCGAGGAGTTGCGCCGCGCCAACTCTATAGGCTTCCACAGCATCTTCCAAATTCCTGAAGTAACCGAGGCTATGTACCTTTCTCCTTACCTGAACTCTAGCAACCCATTTTTGGTTGGTTGAGCACCAATATACGCCTTTATAGCCAGACCTATTGTTCTGTTGAGGCCCGCGATTGGCCATATTCTGAGACTGTGACGCCTCTCGCAAATTGCACAAACGGTTATCGGTTTTGATGCCATTGATATGGTCTATCCCACGATCTGGCCATTTACCGTACATATAAAACCATATAAACCTATGAAGTAAATAGCTTTTTCTGAAAAGCATAACCCTCAAGTAGCCCATATTGTGGCTACTGCCTACAGTACCTCCAGCCTTCCCGGCACCCATAGCCTTAAGGCGAATCATGACGCCGGTAGTCGCGTCATAATGGAAATTTTCCAAAAGGAATTGATGGGTAATCATACCGGGTAGATAGCCCCTAATCTGGATTTATACCTAACTTCCTCTTCCATATCGTATTCCGATTCCTCTCTCCGTAGAGCAAATCCATGATCTCTCAAGTAACGGAGAGCCATTGTCATGCTATCGACCAAATCATCTTTTGATCCTTTCGGAAAAACGGCGGCCTGATTGATTACTTCGTCACACCAAACCCGCCCAGTTGGCGCGTAGATCATGCCGTCCGAGAACAAGTGCAAAACGCTGTGGGCGCGGGCGACCTTATCGCCCTGCTTGGTTGGATTGATTAGGTCGATTCCAAAAAGACCATTGAAGCCAATAATTCTCCTGATCTCCTGACTTACTGATAAGCCAGAAGCCTTGGCCTCTATTAAAAGTTTATCTACTTGAAATCTGGGGTGCGAAATAGGCCGATTGTCTTTCGTGCAGGTATCTATAACCCTTTGAACAAGCTTATGAATTTCCAGTCGCTCTTGCCATGCATGCATCAAGATAATCTTGGGATTTTTGTTTGCATCCCGAAACATCCCCCAAATAGTCATGGCAGATGCGTCATTTTCCTCCTTTTCTGTATAAGCCGTGTCAATAGATGCCAGAATATACTCTAATTCTGGGTATTTCTCGTCTTCCCAGTTATTCCAGTAATCCCGTCTGATAATCGAGCCACCGCGCACTTCTGGCGTCTGCTGGTACTGCCCAGCCCACGCATACGGCCCCTTAGCCTTCTTCAGTTCCTCTATTTCATCTGGACCAAAGCGCTCTGGCCACGCTGGCTCGTCAACCTCAGTACGAGGGTCCTGCCAGAAGAGCTTTACCGGCACTTCGGCATCAGGGTCAGTGTCCCAAGTGTCAAAGGTCTTGACTTTCCCGGTAGCATCATACCCATTCACGAACCCGTGAGGAACATACTCCATAGGGATGCAGAGGTGGGTATAGCCAAGGTCCCGGTCGAGGGCGACACCGGATACGTCCTCTTCATGAAGTCTTTGTTGTATAACGACAATTGCGCTTTCTTTGGGGTTATTAAGGCGGTCTGGAACGACTTCCGTGAACCACATATTGGTGGTGTAGCGGACGGCCTCCGATTCCATCAGCATGGTATTGTTGGCGTCGTCTATGATGAACCTGTCGCCGCGCTCACCGACACCGATGCCTCCGGTCGAGGTGGCCAGCTTCCAGCCGGTCTGGTCATTAGCGAATTTGACCTTGGTGAACTGCTCATTCGATATCTTGAAGCGGTTGCCCCAGAGACGCTGATAGCGCTCATTCATCACCACGTTGCGGCAGCGCATATTGTCGCGCTCCGTCAGATGGTTAGAGTATGAGGCGCAAACGTACCGATAGGATGGATGGTTCTGAGGTCCCCATTCCCACGCTGGCCAGAAAACATCCGTCAACAGGCTTTTTGAAAAGCCGGGAGGCACATTTATAAGCAGTCGCCTGATTTCACCTCTTGTAACTGCCTGAAGATGCTCAGCAATTGCCGACAGCGGCCAACCCTCAATAAAAGGTATCGCTGGCTCAACCACCGGCCAGACATATTTCACGAAGTCGATTAGGTTGCCCTCATAGGCTTTGGCTTCCAACTTTTCACGAAGCTTACGGGTAGCCAGTGAAACAAGCTGGATTTTCTCTGATCTTAGAAGAGCTTCCGCCATAGACAGGGAATATAGACCGATGCCTTAATTTAGCCAAATCAGCGTGAGACAAATTGGGTCACACAGAATTTTTTGTAGGTAGGGGGGGGTATGAAGCTAGGGGACATTCTCCATAAGGCGCTTCGGCTCAAGGCACTTGAAGCTGGCAGCGAGCTTCCAGAAAATCCAACGCTGGATGACTTCAAGAAAGAAGCCTTCAGGATCGCGCAACTGGCCAAGGAATTACAAAGCTCTACGCCGGGTGGTCATTGGGACCAAGAACACTGGCAAAAAATATCCAAGCAAATTGAAAAAATTGAGAAGATGCTGGAGCCCAAATGAATAGAAAACACCTACTAGCACTTCGCAGCGATATAGAGGCAGCCATCGCTGAACGCCGCGCACTGGGAGAATACAATGCCGATAGCAAGCATATGCTGTTTCTGCTGAACTGCCTGCGAGAGCTAACCAACGACGCCATCGCTCAAAAAACCCCAGAGCAAAAGAAATGACCACACCCCCAGAGACAAGGCTGGCGCTGGCGGACAAATTGGCAAAGTCCGAGGCTCAATCTTTTTGGCATCCCGAGATCGGCGGCGATCCCACTATCATGGTCAATGTAAGCCTGTCGCCAAGTGAGCGCGACTTGATCGTCGCCGCCCTCCGCGCCACAGAACCAGCCGGGGCGGGAATGTCGGTGCATGATTTTGTCGCCAGCTACGAATTTCGCGGGGACGGTTCCGATCATGTGCCATCCGACGATGAGCGCGAATTAATTGAGGACGCTATTGAAGGCTATCTCGCCCAAGCACAAGCATCCCCAGTCATACCCTCTCAATTGGTCGCTATCAATATCAAGCGAATGACAGACCTTATCGATACCGCCCAAGATGACAATGCTTGGGAACAGGAAGCTAAAGCTGAAATGCAAAAAGCAGTCGCCGCCCTCGCCACCCTCCCTACGGAACGGGGCGAGCGGGAGAAATGACAACACCAACACTGAAGACAGCGCGGTTAACCCTGTCGCCGCCGATTATCCACGCCCAAATGAATGTGGATCACTACTTGCGCTGGCTCGCCAATGAACGAGTGGTAAAATACAGCGAACAGCGGCACAGAGAACATACGCAGGAAACCCAGCGGACCTATCTGGCCTCATTCAATGTGGGGGCTTTTCTGGGCGAGGATCGCCTGCTCTGGGAAATCCAACGAACTGGCAATCCCATCGGTTCGGTCTCGGCCTATCTGAATATCCCTAATAAAACCGCAAACATCAGCATCATGATAGGCGAGCCCCGTGTGTGGGGGGCTGGATATGGCATCGAGGCTTGGATGGCTGTCTGCACCTATCTGTTCGATGACGGCATGCGGAAGATCGAGGCCGGATGCATGGCCAGCAATGGCCCAATGATTTCAGTCTTAAGAAAAGCAGGGTTTATCAAGGAAGCAGTGCTCCCCAACTACTTCCTGTTTGATGGCAAGCCAGAGGACATGGTTTATTATGGCAAATACAGAACGGCGCAAGTCATCCCGCTCCAAAAAGATGGAGCCGCAATCTTCAAAAGGTGAGGTTCTTGCCCATTGGGATGCCAAGGCCAAAGAATTCAAATCCTCTGATCTGGCTACCAATCCAGACCCGCATTATCGCGCCCTTGAGATCGAAAGCATCATTCGCGTTCTCAAGGCCATGAAGCCTGAGAGGCTTTTAGATGTTGGCTGCGGCAATGGCTATACCACAAGAGCCATTGCGAAGCATTTCCCAGCAGCGACCGTTTCGGGGGTGGATTTCTCCGAAGCCATGATTGCCGAGGCCGCAAAATATATTGGTCCGAATGAAGAATACTGCGTCGGCGATGTTCTGTCTCTCTCTCGCAACAAAAAACTGGATATAGACCATTATGATGTTGTCCTTAGTTCCCGCTGCCTGATCAATCTAGCCAACTGGGAAGAGCAGAAGGTTGGCATCTTGGAGATGCGAAAGATGGTCGCTCCCGGCGGCCATCTGGTTCTGGTGGAGAACGTCCAAGACGGACTGGATAACTTGAACGCCCTCCGCAAAGGGTTAGGGCTGGAGACCATTAAGCCCCCTTGGCACAACAAGTATTTGCCACAATCTGAGATCACTACGTTTTTTGGAGATTTGCAACAGGGTAATCTTCTGCTGACCGAATACGTCGAGAATATCGGCAACTTCTACTATCTGGCTTCGCGCGTTCTGTATGCCAAGCTGTGCAAGGACCAAGGCGTTGAGCCGGACTACAACAATCCGATCAACGCCGTGGCAGCCAAGATGCCAACGCTGGGAGAGCATTACGCATGTTCTCCTAATTTCATGTTTGTTTTGAAACGAGAAGAGGGATTATTGGGATGGGCAAACAAGAAAATATCTTCCTGAAGAGTGAAGGTGATGCTTGGCATCGTCGGAATATAGATAAGCCAAGAAAAATACCTATTTTGGGCGGCGCTCTTCCATTGTTGCCCATTCCGCCAAAGCGAGTCGTTGAATTTGGTTGCGGTTACGGCCTCAATATCGGCTTCATACAAATGGGGTATGAATGCGATGCTGTTGGCATTGATCCTTCACAAGAAGCGATAGCCTCTGCGCGTAAGGATTATCCCGCAGTCAAGTTTATCCAAGGAACGGCCTCTTACCGATTTTTGCTAAGAGAGTACGATCTGGTGATCTATGGCTTCTGTTTGTATCTCTGTGATAGAGAAAGTCTGTCCCAAGTCGTATCAGCCGGAGACAATGCCCTTAAGGATGGCGGACACTTGATCATCCATGATTTCGATCCAGAGTATCCTCACAGAGTTCCGTATCATCATGTAGATGGATTGTTCTCATACAAAATGGATTATTCCAAGCTCTGGCTGACTAATCCGGCTTACTCGTTGGTGAGCAAGTCGGTGATAGGCGATGGCACGGCGGTCTGGGTATTGAAGAAAGATATCTCGGCTGGTTGGCCAAATGTTCCAATGCCGCTGGAGTAATCCATATGAGGCATTGGGCCGTACAGATAGGGATATCAACTCCATATGGAGTGTTTATCTTTGGTATCTCCCCGTTTGTTTGGAATTTTCTTTATAAGAGAATGACTAGCCCAGTTCATGGCATCTTTCTATCAATTGGTCCTCTTATATTTGCCATAACAGATGATCGAAGTGTTGATGTGAGAATGGAGGACGTTAAGTGAAGATCGGAGTTCTTGGTCTCGGATCGATTGGTGTCCGACACTATAACAACATAACGGCACTTGGGCATGAGGTTTGGGGATACGATCCTGCTGGAGGCATTATGCCCAATGCAGATCGCAATTTTGTCTTGAACGAGTGTGACGCTATTGTTATCGCATCTCCAACCAAGCAGCATATGAAAGACTTTTATGATGTAATCGATATAGGTAAGCATGTGCTTGTCGAGAAGCCATTCGGTTACGACGCGCCGCCCACTTATCTGGAGGGCTACTTAAAGGGCGCTCGTATGCGCTGGGGACCGAAGACAATCATCGCCACTGGCTATAATCTGCGATTTCATGAATGCGTTAAGCGAGCCAAGGAACTATTACCAGACATAGGCAATGTTCTGGCCGCGCATTTCACGGTGTACCAAAAGACAGACAAGCCGCTCTATCTTCGGGATGGCATCATTAGAAATTGGTGCTCGCATGAGATCGATCTGGCGCTTTATCTACTCGGTCCCGGGATCGTTAATAGCTGCACCTTCGTTCCTGATGACAAGGGGCAGGACACCATTGAAGCCTGTATCTCCATGGACCTTCCTGCGGTACAGACCAAATGCTTCATTCAGGCAGATTATTACACCTATCCGGAACAGAGATTTTTCTGGATAGCTGGAGAGCGCGGAACAATCTACGCCGATCTTGTCAAGCGTAACGTGTTCTTCCGGGATCGCAATGGCAATCCAAGACCGATATTGTCAGCCACAGATAGCTTCGATGAAAATTACCGAACGGAAATGAAATGTTTCATTGATTCTATAGAAGCCGGAACACATTTGCCTCCCTTAGCCACTGGCGAGGATGGCGCTGCGGCACATAGAGTAGTGATGGAAGCCAGAGAAATGGCGGGGCTCAAGGATGACTAAGTTAACGGCAGAAAGATTACGAGAGCTTATCCATTATCATCCAGCCAATGGCTGCTTCACTTGGATAAAATCTCCTGCCTATAACAAGACGCATCTAGTTGGAACCATCGCTGGAAGTCTGAGATTGGGATATCGCGTCATATTCATAGATAAGAAATGTTACCAAGCAAGTAAGTTGGCTTGGTTATATATGATTGGAGAATTTCCTAACTGCCCCGTTGATCATAGAGACAGAAACCAATCTAATGATGAATGGAAAAATCTAAGATTGGCCACAGTATCCCAAAATAATGCTAATAGACGATCTCCACAAAATAAGGGACCTTTGCCCAGAGGCGTTTATATAGCCATACGTTCCTATCGGTTAAGAAAACCCTATGGAGCTTCAATCAAGGTTAATGGAAAATGCAAGTATTTGGGCATGTTTGACACGCCAGAACAAGCCCATTCTGCCTATAAGAGTGCAGCAAAGAAATATTTTGGGGAATTCTCCATATGAAAACAGTTTGCATATGCCAAGCCAGAATGGGAAGCACAAGGCTGCCCGGGAAAGTCCTCTTGCCTCTTGGTAATCCAGCGGCCACCGGACTTTGCTCCATTGGCATGGTTACATGGGCTGCTGGCCGCGCTCAGGTTGATCAAGTGGTAGTCGCAACTTCTACCTTGGCGCAGGATGATAAGATAGCCGATTGGTGCAAATTAGAAGGGCATGAATGTTTTCGTGGCAGCGAGACCGATGTTCTAGATCGTTTCCACGGCGCAGCCCAGAAGTATGACGCTGATGTTATCGTGCGTTTGACCGGGGATTGTCCACTGCTTGATCCACGGGTGATTGAAGAAGTTATCCAACTTCGTAAAATGAGGAATGTTGAATATGCGACAAACACTGACCCTCCCACGTACCCTGACGGTCTCGATTGCGAAGTATTCACGCGGGCAGCTTTGGAAAGCTCCCATCGGGAAGCAACTAGAGGAACTGATCGAGATACTGTCACTCGCTTCATGGTTCGTAATCGTCATCGCTTTTCTGCTGCTAATCTGGTCTGCCCGCTTCCTAATCTGGTCCGCGAAAGGTGGGTACTCGATAGCCCGGAAGACTATGAGTTCGTCAAGGAAATCCTTAAGCGTGTCAGTGATGAAGACCCACCCAGCTATCTGGATATTATAAGGGTTCTGAACAAAGAACCATGGCTTCGCGATATCAACAAACATCTAACTCGCAATGAGCGATTTTACGATGCTCTGACGGCTGAGAAAGAAACCAAGCGATCCTATTCGATATCCAAGGTATGTCTGGATCGTGCGGAGGCACTGATCCCGCTGGGAGCCCAGACATTCTCAAAATCCAAGCTGCAATTCCCGGCAGGCGTATCACCCTTATTCGCAACCCATGGAGACGGCGGCTATGTTTATGACGTTGATGGCAATGATTATGTTGATCTTGTTGGCGGACTTTTGCCTAATATCCTTGGGTATCGCGATCCTGATGTTGATCTTGCCATCAGAGAGCAGAGTTCGCGTGGAATTAGCCTGTCTCTTGCGACAACTCTGGAATACGATCTGGCAGAACGCCTTAACTTTCATATCCCATCTGCGGAAATGGTCAGGTTTGGCAAGAACGGATCGGACGTTACCACCGCAGCCATAAGGCTTGCTAGATACATCACTAAACGAGACTTAATTCTCGTTGGCGGCTATCACGGCTGGCATGATTGGAGCATGGCGGTAAGCGAAAGAACTAATGGTATTCCGGGGTCTGTTTCAGCGCTATCCTTAAAAAATATGCCCTACGAGTATGCCGACAAAGTTGCGGCTTACATTCTTGAACCGGAATATTTCTCTTCAGAAAAATTAGTCGAAATACGTAAACACTGCACGGATCACGGAATCATTCTGATCTTTGACGAGATCATATCCGGATTTCGGTGTGGGATGGGAGGCTTGCAGAAGGTTCACGGCGTAACACCTGATCTTTCCACTTTCGGTAAAGCCATGGCTAATGGGATGCCTATCTCTGCGTTGGTTGGCAAGCGCGAATATATGAGCCGGATGCCAGAGATCAGCTATTCCGGAACCTTCTTTGGCGAGACGCTATCGATTGCGGCGGCGATTGCCACCATCGATAAGCTACACAAGGAGAATATCCCCGGCTATCTCAAGCTAATGGGTGGAATGTTGAGGGTTGGTATAGACGCGCTGCTTGAAAAACATGGCGTTGACAGCATCTCGCTTTATGGCCCACAGGAACTAAATCGCATCAAATTTGCGGACAAGGCCATCCAATCGCTCTTCATTCAGGAAATGGCCAAAAATGGGGTGTTGATTATCGGTAGCCACAACACTTGCTATGCTCACAAGAAGCCAGAACTAGATCGTATCCTTAGCGCTTGGGATGCCACGCTTCAGACCATCTCCACTGGAGGCAAACTTGAGGGAGAGATCATTCAAGGGAAGGCTGTCAGGTGAGAGGCAAATCCATACTGATCACCGGGGGCTCAGGTTCCTTTGGTCATGCTTTTGTCAAAAAAGTGTTGCCGGAACAACCGTCGAGATTGATTATTTACAGCCGGGACGAACAGAAGCAAGACCAAATGCAGCGCCTCTTCGATGATCCGGTGCTGCGGTTCTTCATTGGAGATATCAGGGATCGCGCTCGTCTTGAAATGGCCATGCATGGCGTAGAGCTTATTGTGCATGCCGCTGCTATGAAGATTGTTCCAACGTGCGAGTATAATCCTTTTGAGGCTGTGATGACTAACATCAATGGAGCAGAAAATGTCTGTCGGGCCGCAATGGCGATGGGTATTCCAAAAGTCATGGCCTTATCCACGGATAAGGCGGTTAGTCCGGTCAATCTGTATGGAGCCACTAAGCTGGCAGCAGAGAAAATCTTCGTCGCAGCGAACAACCTATCTGCTGGCCGCACTCAGTTTAGTGTGGTTAGGTACGGCAATGTGGTTGGTAGTCGTGGCAGCGTCGTCCCCCTCTTCAAGTCACTTCATTCGCAACATAAACCCCTCACTATTACAGATCAAAGGATGACACGGTTCTGGATGACGCTGGAACAGGCCGTCGATTTTGTTCTTACCTCAATCGAATTGATGCACGGCAGGGAAATCTTCATTCCCAAGATACCCTCAATGAACATCTTGGACTTGGCGGAAGCTATTGCCCCGGGCAAGGATCGTGTTTTTACCGGCATCAGGCCGGGCGAGAAGCTGCATGAAGTCTTGCTGACTGAGGATGAAGTTCATTTGACGATGGAGGCTCATGATCGATTTATCGTCAATGGTGGTCCCAGTAATGCCAAAATACCACGCTATTCATCCGATACCAATCCTAAGTTTCTTTCTGTGGAAGATTTGAGGCGCATGCTGTGAAAGCTTTCAATACGATTGGAGGCCGAGAGATAGGTGCAGCCGAAGGTGCCGCGCATGGTACTCTGTCTGGCTACATTGGGTCTAAGCCTCGCGGTGGCTATTATTGCTGCAAACTAGAGGACGAATGGGCGGTTACGTTCAATGTAAGGCATGCCGTAGCCGTTAATAGCGCCACCAGCGGCTTATTGGCTGCCTGCATGGCCGTTGGTGTCGAGCCCGGCGATGAAGTGATCGTTTCGCCATACACCATGTCAGCCACCGCCGCTGCACCCAAGATACTGGGAGCCACAATTGTCTTTGCCGATATCGAACCAGAGACCTTCTGCATTGATCCAGTAGAAGTGAGTAACTCCATTACCCCCAGAACCAAGGCTGTGATTGCCACCAATCTGTTTGGTCATCCGGCCAGACTGCACGAACTTAAATCGCTCTGTGATCTTCATGGTGTTTATCTAATCGAGGATAACGCTCAGGCCATCTTTGCCAAGGAGCATGGTGTCTATACCGGAACCATCGGCCATATCGGTGTATTCTCGCTCAACGTCCACAAGCATCTTCAAGTAGGCGAAGGTGGAGTCTGCGTCACCAACAGTGCTGATCTTGACAAGAAGCTACGCGAGGCCATGAACCACGGTGAAATGCGAGATGGCATCCTTGGTCTTAATCTCAGGATGACCGAAGTGACGGCTGCCATGGCCCTTGCCCAGCTTTCTAAGGCTCCAGAGATTATGGCTGGCCGAAGACATATCGCTGAGATGATTACCAGCTATATGGTTGGCCTTCCCATAACCTCTCCAATAGTTCGTTCTGGATGCGAGCACAGTTATTACTGCTGGGCAGGTATCTTAGAGGAGATACCAAGAGAAGATGTTCTCCCAACACCATTCAAACGTGGATATTTGCATCCACTCTATAGTCTTCCTGTCTTTTTGAAGGACCATTCCAGATTATCCAGCCGAAGCCTATCCCTTCCAGTCGTCGAAGAAGTCGAGCGCAGGATAGTTCTGGTGGAAGTCTGCTCTATCGATCCGACCGACGAGGAAATCATCAAAATGGTTGAAGACCTTGGGAGGGTCTTATGAATATATTTCTTGAAACCATTAAGCAAAAACGAGCTTCCAACAATGATCTGTGGATGGAGGTTCTGGGTATTGCCTTACGTGTTGCCCCAGATGAAACCAAGAAGGTTCTCCGCAAGATTAGGTCCAATGATTTGGAGATATCCAAACTAACTGGAGTTATCGCTGGTGAAAATTAATGGAAGGGCCATCGGTCCGGATCAACGGCCATATATTGTTGCTGAAATTTCAGGCGAACATCGGGGATCATCCAGTGTTGGCTACACCCTTATCGACGAAGCCCAGAAAGCTGGTGCTGATGCGGTTAAATTCCAATGTTATGCCGCCGATACCCTCACCTTTCGAGGTGATGGTGACGAATTCAAGATTATGGAGGGTCCGTGGGCGGGCCGAACGCTCCATGATCTATATAGCCAGACGCAAACGCCGAGAGAATTGCTCACCAGACTGGTTAAATATGCACAAAGCAGGAAGATGACGGCGTTTACGAGCGTATTTTCCCTTGAAGACGTAGAGTTCGTTGCTGATTTGGGAGTGCCCGCGATAAAAATCGCCTCGTTTGAGCTAACTGACTTGCCACTAATCCAGAAGTGCGCCGAAACAGGGCTTCCATTGATAATCTCAACTGGAATGGGAACGACCAGTGAAATAAAAGACGCGATTAATGCCTATCACTACTTTTCTGACAAGCCAAAAGACTTAGGCGTTCTTCATTGCGTATCTTCTTATCCGGCTTCGCCGAAAGAGGCATATTTACCAGCGCTAGGTCCGCTTAGCACACTGTTGGGGGGCAATCATGTCGTGGGCCTTAGCGATCACAGTATGGGCATTGGGGTTGCTGTTGGGGCTGTGGCTTTCGGAGCTTCAATTATCGAGAAGCATTTTACGCTGGATCGTGGGAATGGTGGGCCTGATTCTTCTTTCAGCCTTGAGCCAAGTGAATTTGCTGCCTTAGTCGGAACATGCCGTGATACTTGGGAGGCTATTCACTCAAATCCTCCACCGAAGCGTCCGGCAAACTTGGCTTTCCGGAAGTCGCTTTATGTTGTTTGTGATATGGCCTGCGGCGATACTTTCTCCCCGCATAATGTGCGTTCAATTCGGCCCAACGCCGGGCTGCCACCGAAGCTCTACCAGACCGTTTTGGGGGCGAAGGCAACTCGGGACCTGAAAGCTGGCACTCCGTTGCAAGCCTCGATGATCTCGGCTTTATGTTGATGAAAACTACGCAATTCATGGCGTTGGCGATCTTTCTCAAAGTATCAAAACTGACTTGCTCGCACCTTTCGGCACGAAATACCGTTTGCATATGAAGTTTTGCGATATCGGCTAGCTGCTGGATCGTCATATATGGCTTTTGCTGAGCACGAAGCCATTTGATGCGATCTCCTATCCGGACGCCGTTCGTTCCGGTAGGGGCCTCTGCAAGATTAAGCAGCCGCTTTGATGGTGCCACGCTCTTTCTCCGTCAGTTCGGCGATGATTTGTTCCGCCGCTTCCATTTCGTCAATGGAGAAATCTCCTTCCAGCATTGGCTGCGGCTTAGTAGGCTTATTGTAGGCCCCATTTATAACCGTCCCGGGAGGATAGGGAAAATACATCTGGTTCATGCTGGATATCTGGCTTAGCGCCGCTGCATGAGCCTGATCAACTGTGATGGCCACCGTCACTCCATTAGCATCGGTAAAAGCTATCGTGATTTTTGCGCCAGTCGGAGGCCCAATATGTACAGCGTAGCCTATGCCAGCAGCACCGTTACCACCCAAACCACCTCCTCCTGCGATACCACCTGATGTAATCCAATGAGTAGTAGTGACTCCGGTGTTAGCTGCCCCAGTGGTTGGGTAATTTATATATTGGGCTTGATTTGCTGAATTTGCCATTTGCGCGTTGTAGGCCGCTTGCTGATGCTGGTAATTGGCGGCTTGCTGCATAAGCGTATGTTTCTGTTGTTGAACTGCTATCTTAGCCTGAGTGATCATATCCTGCGCCGAAGTCAGGTAATTTGCCATATTTTGTTCCTTATTGTCCCATTGTCCGTAGTGATTATTCTTAATCGAGTGTATGTCTGGCGCATACCAATATCCATGGTTCATCTTATCGCAAAGACGATCCATCAGCCAAGAGATCACGCCATTCGTCCCGATGCCTTGAGCATCTTAGCCACAACTTCATCTACTTCAAGACCGTTAGCGCGCATATCCCTGATAGCCTCTGGCGAGAAGATAAAGAGATCGCCCTCGACTTCTTTTAATTCTTCCTTGACGAGGGCTTGATATTCAGGGGTGATCTCGCCTTTCAGGGCATGGTCCACAATGATCTTGACGGACCTTTGTTTCCCTTGCGGATCGCGGAAATTAAGCTCGCTGATCTCACGGCCACGCGATTGGCCGCACTCTATTTTCTGTCGGTTAACTTCATCTCTGATCAATTCCTCACCGACACTCTTAATTTGACTGATAAAGCCATGGAAGCGTTTTCTGCGGCGATAGGCAATCAGCCGTTCCACTCCATATACTGCCACCGTAAGCAGAATCGTCATCCCGCCCCCAAGCAAGAACCAGCCTAGATTTTCTACCATCATTTATTTATTCCAGAACGCATCTGCACAGCAATTGACAAGGCCCAAATGCTCCATAATGGTAGCCACCACGATGACGGTAATCGGCACCGAGAAAACTATCGCAAGGGCGATTAATGTTTTAAGCCAATAACGCATTTAATTTAGCGTTCTCCCTGAAGAATTCAGAACTGCGCCTTCGTTCTTGGCCTCTTCGGCCACCTCTTTGGAAAGCTCGTTGGCTCTGGAGATCAGTTCTTTCGGGAAATCTCTGTCGCCATGTTCCAGAAGATAATAGACCGCAGCCAGAATAAGACCGCCCAGCGGACCAGAACCATGTTCAGGATCGAAATTGGAGGGCGTATAAAGCTCAAAGCCACTCAGGTCTTCCGCCGCATCCGGGTTCCACTTCAAAATCCAATCTCCGGGTTTCAGGATATCCGCCCGCTTTACTCTGTCGTGTTCTTCGTCTTGCAGAAATTTCTTAACGCTCATGATATTCCCTCTCAAATGGCAACAATTGGTTTTTTTAACGCCAGCAACTCCCGGATGGAGTTTTCCAAGGCGTCGATATCGGACTGGTATTTTTCCAGATTGGCCTGAATTTTCTTGATTGCGTACCCGACCGTGGATGGATCGCGGTTCATCTTGGGTGCTATCTGAGGACTGGTCATGCCGGTCATTCTATAGAGCATGTAGGCCAACATATGGCGGCGCTCGGCGATATTGTTTAGTTTGCGCTGCGATAAAATATCCAACTCACGTACATTGTAATATCTGCAAATCTCATTGAGGATAATATCGAAGGTGCTCCCAGTGATCTTCCGCTCGATCACTTGTGGCGCTGGAGGTTTTTCGAGGGACGCCGAAGACGTGATTGTGATTGGTTCGGTTACGTCCTTTAGGGCCGCGCGGCTGATCCTGAGTTGGCGATCTTTGTGCTCTTGGTGAAGCGAGGCGAGTATATTTCCCATGGGAGTTCCCCTCTCTGCTATGGGTAGTCGGGCTTGGAGGCGAGGCCACAATATCCGGTACGCTCTCCTTTCTCAACGTCTGAAGTGGCCAAATCGATATCGAGGATGGGTTTTTCTTCCGTCCAGCGCCACGCCATGCATCGGCTGGCTATGCATGCAGACGCTTTTGCAGGCTCCATTTCTTGGGAATCTCTGCGCCAGAGGCGGTTATACCCTGTATGTAATCGCTGTATATTTCCGGCATCCGCATGGGCTCCGATAACGCGTCCGAATGGGCACCATTTTTCCTTGGCTTGTTCCTCGGTCATTTTGATTTCTTCGCGAACAGCATCGCTCTGGCTAATTGCATAACCAGAATTCTCTTATCGCCAGCAACGGCTACGATTTCTTCATCGTTCAGGTTGCGAAGCGATCTGTCATCCTCAAAGCTCATGAGGTGGCCGCAGTAGATGCAAATGGTTACATCGCCGGGCTTGGGGCCTTCACTGTCTGGGTTAGTACCAACCTGACTGATGCCATCAACGGATTTGTGGCAATTCAGGCAGTCCGACGCCTTGATCTTTATAGCCTCACCCATTTTCATGGAACTTCTCCCTCTCGAATTAGATTGGCAGGGAGGACCCTTAAAATCCTCCCTGCCGTGGCCGCTTCTATGGTCAAAGCGGCTCGGCAACGTGTCCGCGCTGCCGTTAACAGCGCCAGAAATAACGCTGCCCGCACAGCGTCGTTAGTGCGGCGCTGCACAACAGGATGGGAGGTCGCGCCCCCATCCTCGGGATGGCTCTCTTAGCAGGAGCCAGCCCATTTACAGACGCCGGGACGTTACCCGGAGCGTCCCTACTTATGGCCATGCTCGCGCCTGACCCAAGTAGCTCAGCAGGGCACCCGTGACACGCTTGGCAACTGATCGTCGCGCACAGGCCGCCCTTGATCCCTTCTTGGTAAGATAGTCCGGATGCATCTCGAATGCATCCCTAATCGCTCCGTCCACGACCCGCCAGACCTGACGGTTGAAGCCCGTCTGGTGTTCTGGCTTTTCGCTTTTGATGCGATACTTCCTCTTCTTTCTGGCTTTCTGCATATCTGGCCGTATCCCTCAGTACCGTCTCATAAGCCTGAACTGCTGCATTGATATCAAGCTCTTCTCTCGACCAAATCCTGATCCTCAACTTAGGTGGAGGATTTTTGAGGCGTTCGGTTCTGCGCTGCATCATCTTGTTCGGTTTTGTGTGGCCCATCGGCCTCGATGTAACCAAGATAGGGTCCTCCATAAACGCACTTGCCGCGCTTTTTGCCTTGAGTTACGTACCAGCATTTGGTGCAGCAAGGACAGGTGCATGATTCGATCTCGATAATGTCCTTGCCGTCACACCAGAACTTGTCAATCACGAAGCCTTCTCAAAAAGTCCCGTAAAGCGTCCACCGATTGATCCGCCATCCATCTGCTCCTGTTTGAACGGAGATAGTTTTGCAGGGCCGTTTTCGGGCCGCAGGATATAGAAAAATCCCATGATGGAATTGCCATCCTTGTCCTCGACATGAATATTAATCACTTCGCGCCGATCTTGATGCGATGATACCTTGACGTGAGGCATCTTGCCAAAGTCTGGATGCTCCTTGTCCACAGCCAAGACCCACGCTTCCGACATAAAGCCATATCGAATGGTGTTGTGGGCTTGGATATACATCTTGATGCCTTCGGCGGATGCGTCCTTGCCTTCGTCACTATCGAAGGGAGTGATGATGGGCTGTAGTTCCCCGTCTTCGTTCTCCATGATCCACATAGGCATGATTTCTCCGGTCTGAGCGAACAGATGCTCGACGAAGCCAGCCATGTGATCCAGCAAGTCTTGGTTGTCTCTTTTCATGTTCAATGTTTCCTTTTTCTATCAAAATAAAAGGCCACGCTTTCGCCTATCTCTTTGGGGGCCTCTGGATTTACCATAATGCCCAGATTGTTTTCCCTTGCCTCTCGTTCCAGATCGGGAAGAGCGCAATCAAAGCAAATGAAGAGCGCAATCAAAGCAAATCTTGGGTGGCGTCACCGGGGCATATGGTCGGTGCTGGATTTGGCAGCCGCATTTGCAGCAAGTGGCTACCAGATTATCCGGGAATTTCAGTGGGTCAGTGACGGGAACGCAAACGCAGAATTCGGCGTCCTCACCATCCCCGATCATTATTTCGTTGGGCATACCTCATTCTCCCTCTCTTTAGACCCAAAGCGTCTCACAGAATTATGGCTGCAATTTGTCCACGATCTCCTGCGAACGGATTATCTCGTCATATTCATCTGCCAATGCCAATTGTTTCTTGATAGCGTCTTCTGCTACCTTGTTGCCGCTTAGGATGGCTTGGTTTAGAAGTATTTTCAGATCGGTAGCGTCATATTGTGCTGTCATTGCATCAACTCTTGGGCTGCCATGATTTGTTCATATTCCTCCGCGCCTTCGGTCATGGTGAATTTGGGGGCGGCAGGGGTTGGTTTGTGGCTGTTGATCCAAACTTGGATATCGATGATATGATCCAGCGCCGTAATCATAGGCATGCCGCCGTGGGCCATCATGTATCTAACTCGATTACCACTTTCTGAAGTCACCATAAATCTGTAGCCATATTTGTAGCAATCCCACCAGAACTCGTCGTGCGAGATGCAATTGTTGCTTTTGTAATCCCAGATTTCCTGCGTCAGCGGACCATATAGGACTTTGGCGTTACGAAAGAAAAAAACTCGCCAGAAATGCCTGTTGAAGGAAATCAACTCATATTCCTCAACACAATAATATTCGCCACCAATTTGCATTTTCCATTTATCGATCAAAGCATGTCGCTGTTTTGAGGTGAGCTTGGCGGCAATAAACCACCAGACTGATCCAACCAACCATGCTACACAGAATAAATTCCAAAAGTACAAGAACTCCATCATGACTGTCTCTCCATGATTTCTTGGGCTTTCAGAATATCCTCGTATTCCTGCACCGCATCTGGATCGTAGTTAACTTTCTGAAACCATTTTGCGACAAAGGTGCCGGAATTTCCGCCAAAGGCTCCGATGCCATCAATCTCGATATGATTGCCGCTTAGATATCCATGTTGCACGGTATAGACTTTCCCGCACTTCAGGATGCCCTTGTAGGGATTACTCTCTTTCAGGATAACCCGATCACCGGCCTTGAATGTCATTGTAGATATCCTGCGCCTCCTGCTGCATCGCAACTCCAGCGTTGGAACCTTTATTGAACTCAGATACATGGTTCCAAATCCGATCAAACTCGCTAAGCACATTACGCTGCAATCCTCTCTCCAAAGCCCGGTAAATCGGCAACAGGCTCTCATATAATTCTCCACAAGGATGCATGGAATTCCCTCCCCAATCGTGCTATAGTTTCATCAGATCATTCTGGGCCTTCAAAAGCCCCTCCGAAGCCGCCCGGCGCTCATCCGCCGTAAATACCTGCATCGTCGCCTCTACCCGTAAATACTCCCGGTAAGCCCCCTGCCAAGCCCCAACAACACGCTGTACCTCCTCCAAACCCCTACAAACCTCCTGTAACATTTCTACAGTACGACCAAATTCATCCCGATCCATAAAACCCTCCCTTGATATCAGTCCTACATATACCCAAATTGGGACCACATTGCGGCGTTAGCTCAATGGTAGAGCTAGAGCCTTCCAAGCTCCCGACGAGGGTTCGATCCCCTCACGCCGCTCCAGCTTTACATATATCCATGAGACAAAATGGGTCACACAGGATTTTTTATACAAATGAATTGCAGCGCAAGTTCTAGTCCAACCCACACCACCCTCTCTCTGCGGACCCCTACCCCGGCTTGGTCCCCTTTTGCGGTTTAGTTCTGGCTGGAATGAGGCGCGTAATCGCATAATGGCCGCAATGATGTAATGGTAAGCGCCTACCTATGCGTTGGATGCATGGCAGCTATGTATGATTAGGGTGCGTCAGAGTAGCGCACCTAACATAGTGGTAGGCGTTTACCAGTGGCCCGAGCTATGCGCTACATGCATAACTGCTGTGACGTACATCACATAGAGCTATGCGTTATACCTATGCGCTCAGATCATAGCTCAAATGGTATAATCTTACTCCAGTTATGCGCCCAGTGCATAGCTGTTGCGACGCAACATTCAATTAGAAGCCCGTGGGCTCGTTTTGGGTCTCGGATGATACCAGATAGCGGTGAGATTTGGACGCACCCTTGCCGCTCTTATTTCGATTGAGGGCCTATTGTAGGTCATGGTTTGTTCACGTTTCAAAGTCGCTAAACGAGTAAGTCTGAAACTTTGGAATCTGAAACTATGATCTACTAGTGATGATTTGACTGTATGGTTTGGTCTAGCTGGTAAGTCTGAATTGGAATGCTGGTAGATATGCTCTGGATAGGCTTAGCGAGGCTTGTGGTGCGATTGTTTGGCTTGGCAGGGGGAATAGTCGCTTTGTGCGAGGGGCATCTCCAGAGCTATGCGTATTTGCATATCAGCCATGCATTCGTGTGGCTTCTATCTTTCTGTCAACCTGCTAGGTACGGGGCAACGATAATCACTTCGGAGATACCCGCACCGCAACATCCGGGTTCGCTCTTGCGATACCCAAGCCGCTGGCTTCGATAAGGCGCTAGCAACGGTTCTGACAGCTTCTCAGGCGACCGTACAAGTGGGGACAGATAACCCGCAGCAAACCATATCGGAAGCGCCCAACGTTTCAACTCTGGACCGTGGCTAGGATAAGCGGGATTTAGGTCCCAAGCCGACCGGGGCATAACGTCCCCTGATAGGCAGCCGAAAGTACCCTTGGCGGAAACGTGACTTACAAGCTTAGCAGCGCTAGGCCGGTCAATCGTCAAGCTTTCATCGCATTGCATGAGGTAATCCCGGGATATGCGGCTGATAGACAAAATCGGTTGCTAGCTTGTGTTATCGAAAGCATTGCATCTTAGCATGATCGAATTAAGCGTAACCCGCTATTAGTACGCGGGAAAAACCACGCTAAATCGAACCCTTTCCCTTTTCCAGCCAACGGCTTTGCGTAACACTCACTAAGCCTAGGCTTTTTGGGCGGGTTAAGCTAGTGGAAACACTGGCTTTTCCCGCCTATTAGTCCATTTCCGGACGCTCTAATTGAGGGAATAAATCCAATGCAAGAGCAAGCCCAGACAATCGCTTTCGAGCCATCATTTTCAGCCGCAAGCGATCAAGGCCGCATGGTCGATAGCGTGGCAACACGCTTCACCAAAAAGCCGCGCGTGATCCACAAAAGCGGCGGCGTAACCATTTATTACCGCAAGAATATGCGGGTCAATAGGACATTTGAAGGACACCATTGGGAATAAAAATATATTCCCGGGATAGTAAAATATCCCAGGGTTAGGCAATTTATCGCCAAGCAATATAAATCGAGAGGGAAAATATCATGTCACCATTTGCAAGCGAATTGCACCATATCCCGGACGAAGAACACCAAAGCCTAGCCGCAACCGTGGCACGGTTTGATGAAAGAATGAACTATCTGGGCGACGTGCCCGAAACGCCAGACACACCGCATTCTTTCCGCGATTGGTTCTTTGATCGCTGGCTGTTCGGCAAGCCTTGGGCACTTTGAAATGTTTCGGCATGGTCTCTTTCGAGAGACCATAGCGAAGCATTTTCGCTTCATATCGAGAGGGAAAATTTATGTCAGAGCCAAGCAAACAGCAAATCGCACACGGCAATGCAATTGCCCGTCGCCGCGCTATCAATGGCCAGCCTAACGGCTACAAACCAGTGACAGAAGCGGAATTGCAGGCAATGAAAGATCAAGCCTTCAAGCTTGAACTGGAGGCCATGGAAGGAAGCGAAACGCGCCGCAAAGCATTGGCAGAGCAAACGAGCTATAGCCCGGACGCTTCCGGCGCGCACAATAGTCCGCTTGTTTCCAATGCCAAGGCCGCCGCTTAAAGCCTTCCCACCCTGCGCTGTGTCAAGTATGCGATATGGGGACAGCCAACTATTTCGATTTTCATACTTTCTCGAATAGGCATCATGGAATTGGCAGGCCGGGACTTTACCCATACAGCGCAGTAGGGAGCGCTCACGCTCCATATCGAGAGGGAAAATATCATGAAGTACAAACGGGAGATGATCCTAGAAGATATGCCCGACATTGACGAAATGCCGGTCATTCTTGCGTGGATTGGCTTGATCCTTTTTGTTGCGGGATTGGCGGTGTTCACATGACCATCGCAAAAATCAGAGTTCCGCATCCACACTTCAAATTGCCCAAGGTTCGCAAAGATCACTATCGCCGCACACTGTTCGCGGCCATTGTGGTCATGCTGGCAGCACACGAATTCATGCCAGCATATGAGCATTGGGCTGCACTGGCGACTAACCTGTTCTTTTTCTGGGAACCAACAATAGAAGTCTGAATGTTTCGGCATGGGCTATCAAGTCCAAAAGATAGCCCATTGCGAAGCATTGCGCTTCAAATTGAAGAGAGGGAAAATTCATGCCAACAATCAAGTTCAAGGGGTTTTCTCAGCTTGAGAAATCCATACTGGCCAAGACGTTCAAGGCCAATAGCGAAAGGCTTGACATGCACAACGATAATTTCACCGTATATGTCAGTCGCGTCCCTATTCAGGGAGGCCCAAAACACTACGCAAGAGTTGCCTATCCCAAAAAAGATTTATTCGTTGTCGAGTTGAACGACGACGGATTTAACCTTTTCGATGCAACGTCAGCATTGGGTCATGAGGCGGTTCATATGAAGCAATATCGAGCCGGTCGCATGAAAGACAGTGAAGAAGGCGTTCATTGGAACGATAATCTTTATCGTCCCTTCAGAATAGCGCTTTCCGGCAATGACGTGCCATGGGAAAAAGAGGCATGGGCATTACAGGGCGAGCTTCACAAGCATGCCGTGGAAAGCCTATCGCCAGAACACCGCAAGCATATCAAGAGTGAACAATCGCATGGCCTAAATAAGCTATGGTGAATGTTTCGACACTGGCCAGACATGGTTCTGGCCAGCACGAAGCAATTCATGCTTCAATTGAGAGGGAAATCAAAATGCCAGATGTAGATCAAATCATCCGATGGGAAAACGGCGATATGGAAGAAGACGAGGAAATCAAATTCTTTCAAGGCTTGGTAGATACTGGCCTTGCTTGGACCTTACAGGGAATGTATGGCCGACGCGCCGCACAACTAATCAAGGAAGGATTGGTAACGCGATGAATAATCAAGAACGCTCACAGTGGATTGATAATGACGAAGACCTATATATGTTTTGGAAAGCGTCGTTTATGTCCAAAACGAAATTCATGCGGGAATATCGCGATAGAATTGACGTTATTATCAAGGCTAAATTATCCAAAAAACCAAATCGCTGATACACTGGCCAGTCCGAGCAAACCGTTTTTTTGGTTTGTCCGGTAATAACTGGCCAGCAATGAGCGATTAAGCGCTCTATAATGAGAGGGAAATCACATGCCATTAAAACCAAAAACCGCAATGCGGAAAGACAGGCGCTCAGCGCTGGATATAGATTTGCAACATCGGCACTTCGCCTTTATTGCAAAAGTCATTGCTACATCTGGCGAGCGCAACGAAGACAAGCGGCGATGGGCCAACCATTTTGCCGTATCCTTGGCCGGAACAAATCTTAAATTCGACCGGGCAAGGTTTTTCAATGCTGTTGGCGTCGATGATCCATATGTCACGCAAGCGGCGTATCCCCGGCCACTGGCCGAGGTTAAAAAAACGTATAAAGAGTTTCGCGAAGAAACCGGACTTGCCCAACGCTTGAAATACCTGACGGAAGACTAAATATTTCGACACTGGAGCTAACCCTGCTCCAGCACGAAGCATTTGGCTTCAAAAAATCGAGAGAGGGAAAACATGGCAAAGAAAGCAAAGAGAGGTGCGTATAAACTGCGCTTCAAGCCTACGCCTATATCCCGGCTAAAGCACTATAAGGCACCGTTGCGTATGGTAGGCGACCCGCGCTGGAGTATTGGTTCCAGCGACAAGGAGGCTTGGCGCAATCGCGAGCGCGTGGTTTATGAATATGAAATAGACCGCAAAACTCAGGATACTCGCGGCTGGTCTCACGCCACTTATTATCAGGCCATTGCAGACAATAAGCGTATCGATTGGCTTTTGTTACGCAAATCAGACGACCATATCGAAGCGCTGTGCGTTCAATTCGATATGGCCCATGAAGAGGCTCAACGCGATAATGCGGCTTGGGATTATCACCACGAAAATTACATCGCCGCGTGACGTTCATACTGGCCAGCGAAAATCTGGCCAGCAATGAGCGCCAAATCATTGGTGTTCAAATCGAGAGAAAAGAAAAGAGGGAATAATTCATGCAAGAAATCGGAGTAATGCACGTCAGCGTGGAACAGGCAGAACATGCCTTCCGCATCAATGGCGTGACAGTGGCCAAACGGCACTTGGTTAACAAGTTTCGCAAGGATCAAAACAATCCAGAGAAACTGCTTTCCAAATATCTGGTTATCGTGCCGTTTCTGGCCACTTCATACCAAATGCCAGACAACGCCGACGACAGCACCAAATATGCCGTGGCGAAAGCCAAGCGGCTATACAAGGCGCTGGAATTGAACGACGACAACATCGTTCCGTTCATGATGGTGTTTATGCAGCAAGCTGGCAATGAAACCATCGACAGTATCGGAGATCAATTGCAAGCGTCTTTCGAGCCGGGCAGCGTCAAAAGCCCGGGCAAAAGGACGCTGCACTAAAGCGGCCATTTTGGGCCAGCAAGACAAATTTCTTTTTGTCTGCGCTGGCAACTGCAATTTGGCTGTATGTCGGCCTTAATTGGGCCAGAACGGCTGGTTGGCTATGATAGAAGCCATCGGAAAATGGTTTGTACCCATCGGTGTTGCCGCTATGGTCTCCTTTGGGTTTGGCTTCCACCAAGGGAAACGACAAACCATAGAGCAAGTGAAAATAATCTTGAAACAGGAAATCGAGAAAGCTGGAAAAGGCTACATCGAATTGTGACGTTCACGACCTAGCCCTACCAAGGGCTAGTGGTGAGCGCCTACGCTCAAATTGGAGGGAAATAAAATGCAATTAGCTAAGTCTGCAATGCTTGTATCTGTTAGCATTGTAAACGGCGGATTGCTTGGCGAGCGCCGCGATAATCAGGCCAGTCTATTAGTCGAGAATACTTTTAGCGTGGCCCATCGTCGTACCAAGGCAAGCAAATACTTGATTGATCGAAAGCACAAATCGGTTAAGCGAGTGGTGGCCGCTTCACAGCGCGTTCGCGAGGTAGTCTATCGTTATACCATGCCATGGGGCGATGATAAATCGCGCCTGTTGCCGGTAAAACTGGCCGAAACCTTTCGGCTTAAGATCGAAACGGCAATCATGGAATTGCAAGAGGCCCGCGATAATTATATCCACGATTATCCGGCACTGGTAAGCGCCAGTGAGCGTGATCTGGGCGAGTTGTTTGATCGGTCGCAGTATCCAACTGTTGATCGCATCAAGGACCTGTTCACCACGAAAGTAACCTACTGGCCAATCCCAGAGAGCAATAATTTCGTGGCCGAAATCTCAAATGAAGCTGCGAAAGAAGCTAAGGACAATATCGAGCGTGAAATCGAGCATCGTTTGCTGGAGGCCACCTATGATATGGTCAAACGGGCCAAGGAAGTGGTTTCGACCTATGTTACCAAGCTGGAGAAATTCAGAGTTGACGAGGACGGTACCCCAGAGACAAATTTCCGGGATAGCCTTGTGGACAGTGTAAGGGACACGGCGTTTCTAATTGAACGCATGAACCTGACGAATAATCCACAAATCAAAAAGGTGGTTCTTGATCTAACCCGGCTTTCCGGCTTTGCCGCGTATCATTTGCGGCGAAGGCCAATGGTTCGGGAAAAAGCCCTAGCGGCTGGTCAGGAAATCCTAATGAACCTGACAATGCTGGACTTAAAAGATCAGGAAGTCTCCGATATGGTGGCAGATACAATAGATTTTATGGATACCTAATGTTTCGACACTGGAGCTTGCGGGCTCCAGCACGAAGCATTTCAAATGTGCTTCCATCTATTTCTAAGCTTAATATGATTAACGGATGCTTGAGAAATGCCAAACTTTTTAGCAATATCCCGTTGCTTACCACGCGCTTTTCTTATGGAGACAATCTGATTTGCAGTAAGCTTTGAGTGCCCATTGTTTTCTCCAATATTTTTGGTTCCTCCTTCTTTTCTATTTTCGCGCGCTGTCACACATTTAACGTTGTCGGCTTTATATGGTCCCTTATCTCCATATCTAGCCATATGATATTGATTAGGTTTATTGCCCCTTAATTTAATCCAATCAGGCCCTAAATGATCTTCCCACCATTTGCGCCATTCCTCAAAGGAAAACTCAAATGGAATGTTTCTACGTCCCGCTCCAAATTTATGGCAAGCATAAAGATAGCGTTGCCATCCTATTTTGGTATATCTGCTCCTATTTTTATGCATACCTATCGCTCCTTGATTACTCAATCAAGCTCATATATACCATATGAGTTTCATTGAGCAATCATGCTCAGTAAGAGAGGGAAATGCATGCTTAAATGTAAGATCACAAAATTGGCCGATACCATCTGGCCGCTTGTTCACGCCAACATTCCGGTTATGATCTATGGACCGACTGGCGTGGGCAAATCTACCGTGGTCAAAAATGACCTTGTTCCTCGCATTGAGCAGGAATTCGGCAGAACCACGGTGCATGATACCCGGCTTTCCACCAAGGATATCGTGGACGGTACGGGCATGCCCATTATCGACAAGGAAGAGCGCGCGACGTTTTGGACACGGCCAGCGTTTATTCCCCGCGATGATGGAGGAATGCATGTCATGTTCTTTGACGAATTCGGGCATGCATCGGTTCAACTCCAGCAAATGGCATATTCGCTGGTTCTGGATCGCGGCTTGGGTGGCTTTCCGCTGCCCGAGAAAAACCGCGTTCTGCTTGCCAGCAATACCAGAACGGACGGCGGCGGCGATAACAAGATGCTAAAACCTCTTGAGAACCGCATGGCGCACGTTACGGTGGAAAATGACGCCCCGGGCTTGATCGAAAAGATGAAGCAATGGGGATGGGATAGTCGTCTGGTCGCGTTCTTGACCTTAAGGCCGGGAGAAATCCACAACGTCTCCCAGACTGATCCCTCGTTTGCCACGCCGCGTTCATTGGAAATGCTCAATAAGGTCTTGAAAGACCTTCCGGTTGACGTGAAAAATACCACGCTGGAGAATGTGTCTCAAGCGATTGCTGGCGATGGTTTTACCCGGCAGTTCATGACGTTTATCACAAATCTGGGCGCGAATTTGCCTAAGCTTCCTGAAATCTTGGCTAATCCGGCCAAGGCCAAGGTGCCAAGCGACCCGCATTTCCAGTATGTGGTGGCGGCGGCGATTGCCAAGAATATCGACGCTAAAACCGCCACAAAGTTCTCCGAATATCTGGCAAGATTAATGCCGGATATCCGTTCAATGGCGGCACACGATGCCATTGCGCGGGATAGCTCGCTGGCTAATAACCAGCACTTGAAAGAGCTAATCTTGGAAGGGTCCGGCAAGTAAGCCTCTAAAGAACAAAACCCGGAGACCCCTCTGGGGGAGTTGGGATGATTGGCAAAGGGAATGCGGAGACCACCGCATTCCTGATACTTTGCAAGACGTTTCCACTCTAGGCTGGTTCCAACCCAGTCTAGCAGGAAGCGCCTAGCTTCGAGAGACAAGAGAGGGAGATATGTGGAATTACTTCAAAACTACAGATGCAATGCGGCGCGTATTGATTGCCCGTGAGAAAATCGCACGGCGCAATCCGTTCTTCGCGAGCATTCTGTTCAATGCCAGACTGGTCGAAAGCGACAAGCACAAGACCATCTGGACGGACGGGATAAACGTCTATTTCAATCCGGAATATATCAAGGAAAACGATCCCTTTATCGAGGGCGATGTTCTGGAGTGCGTCATGCATGCCGCTATGCAGCATCTAGGGCGCAAGAAATATCGCGATAACGACAAGTGGAACGAAGCCTGCGACCTGTCAATCCGGCCATTGGTGCATCAATACTTCAAACAGCACCCGCAATTGATGGCCCAAGACGGCAGGTATCCTGACAAGGCTGCCGAGGAAATCTATGAACTGCTGGAGCAACAAGAGCAAAAGCAGCAACGAAAACAAAAAGGCCAAGGCGGCAAAGGCAAGCCCGAGGGCGACGAGGAAGGCGAAGACGGTCAGGGCGAGCAACCCGGAGGTATGGTCGATCCCGATCCGCAGGATCAGGAAGAGGCCGAGGCCGCTGGCAAGCAATGGGCCAGAGCCGTCTCCAACGCTATGGAGAAGGCTACCAAGGCTGGCAATATGCCCGGCAATATCAAGCGTTTGGTGGAAGAGCTTCTTCCGGCAGAAAAGCTGAATTGGCGGGATATCATTCGGGATATGTCACGCGATGCCAAGAGCAAAGAAAGCCGTTCATGGTCTCGCGTTAATCGCAGGCGTTCCGGTCAGGACGAGGGTGAGCCTCCGATGCCCGGCAATGCCGATGACAATATCTACAATCTGGTGATCTGCTTCGATGTTTCCGGCAGTGTTTCGCAAGAGATGCTTCGGAATATGAAGAGCGAAATCGCCAGCGTTATGGATCAAGACCTGATCAATCAGGCAACTCTAATCGCAGTCGATACGCGACCGCAAAGCATAACCGTTGTCACCAATGGAGCCGAAGTCGCAGACTGGGTTCCGACTGGCGGCGGAGGAACGGACTTCCGTTCGGCAATGCAACTGATCAAGGAAGAGTATGGCCAGTCTATCGGCTTGCTGTTCCTGACTGATCTGGAGACTTCTAGCTTCGGTGAAGAGCCTTCATTTCCGGTTGTCTGGGTTAATTTTAGCCCGGGCAATGGTCAGAAAGCGCCGTATGGAAGAACAGTGGATTATTGATATGACGGCGAATGATTGGGAAACGCTGGCGCTGGTCATAAAAGACCAGCGCAATGCACCGCATCTTAACGAAACCGAAAGGGCAATTATAGATAATCTTGCCCTTCAAATTGTGCGTCAGCTAAAAACTATTCGCAGAAATGACAAATTTTTGCCGGAAGAATGGTTAGCATCCTGCCGTTGACGTTTCCACTCTAGGGCTTTCGAGCCCTAGCAGGAAGCGCCTTTGTGCTTCGCAGAAAGAGAGGGAATAAATGACCGCGACAGTATCTAACCATCCGTCAGCCGGGAAACCAAAGTAAACGGAACACGAAGTCCAAGTTATCATCGTGCATGAAAGCGTGGCAGAAAGCGTAATCTCCGATACCTATACGTTCGGAGCGCTCATTCTGTCTTGCTATGTCGGCTATCTCTTGGATAGCTCTGCCCTGCAATGGATCGCCGGACTGATGCTTATAACCGGAATAGTAACCCGGGGCATTAAGCAACTCAAACAAAACCGTTACACCATTGCCGAAGCCCGGGCCAAGCTTGACGAACTGGAAGCAAAATTCAAGACTTGACGTTCAAACACTGGAGCATACGTGCTCCAGCATTGAGCGACAAAGATAAAGGAGAATAAAAAGTGGCGTTCAAAATTGGCGACCGCGTAAGGATAGATGATTGCTGCGGGGATGAAAGATTTATCAGACAGGGGAAAGGCGAGGCCGGAACAATCCTGAGAGGCATTATCCCCGCCGGTTGGTATTATGTAAAATTTGATGGCGGGTATGGGAATAACTATCCGGGACATGCACTTATAAGTGCAGAACAACATCAACGCATGCCAGAGTTAGAATCAAATTTGGATGATATTATCCTTGGCAACGAGCTTTATGCCAAGCTGGAGGGACAAAAATGAGCAAATTCAAAGTTGGCGATTTGGTTAAATGCGTAAACTATGACGATGTGACTGGTGAAAGACTGCTTCAATATGGTCGAGATGCCATACTAACGGTTACAGGGGTGTATCGCTCAAGTGATATTACCTTTATCCTTGTGAATGGAGGCCGCCAAGAAGATCATGACGGAGCATATTCCACCCGCTTTGTCTTGTCTGACCAAATGGATGCCATCGTCTTGTCTGACCAAATGGATGCCATCGTCTTGTCTGACCAAATGGATGCCATCGAATATGAAGAGACCATGGCCTTTGAGAAGCTAGTTAATGGCTGACGGGTTGGGTGGGGCGATATCTTCGTCCCAACCCAAGTCGCGCATTTCTCTGGCGATAATCTCGCGTAGCTCTTCTTCGCTCTTGTTATCGAAGTCGCCCGGGCCACCAACTTCCTTGCGCTCAACAAACATGCGATGCATTTCCTTTCCCATAAGTTCGGCTGCTTTGAGCGCCGCTGGCACCTGCCCCAGCTTTCTGGCAAGCTCCCAGTCCTGAAATATCCGGTCGAGTATTTCCCTTCGCGACAACTCGCTCTTAGAGGCGCTGGACCGTAAAAGTTCGTCAATCCGACGTAGGACTTGGGGATGACTTCGCTCCAGCCCGGCAGCGCCAACCGTTGGCTGCTTGGCTTTGTATCCTGCCTTGATGAAGGCTTCATTTTTTGGAATACCGGCAGCAACATACTGAGCATAAAGCTCTTGCCGTGCTATTCTCAGGACGCCTCTCGCGGTGCCATTAGCCATCTTGAATTTCCATAATTATGACCCAATTTGGGTGTAACTCCTTGAACCGGAGGGAGACTAGCACAATGGCGGAAGAGAGGCAAAAGGCGGCAGTTGGCGACTGGGTAAAATGCATATACGGCGGCAATTACTATGATCAATTCCATGGCGGCGGCCTGTATCTGATAACCAACATTTACTATGATCATGAAACGCTCCGCTATTCCTTTGCTATGGACGACGCCGGTAGCTGCACTAATGGTTGGGTTGCCAGCTATTTTGTAGTCCATACGCCAATGTTGGAGGGCGCACAAGAATATGAAGATATCTTAGCTGCACAGGAAATCATGGAGGGATAATAAAAATGGATGTGGGCGATTGGGTAAGGTGTACCTTTAAGGGCGATGGTAGAGGCCAATTTCACGAAGGAGGGATATACCAAGTCACGGCGGTAGATAGCAATGAAATTTCGGTTGCCCACGATGATACTGGCAGACCTAATGGATGGAGCCACCGTTTCTTCGAGCTTGCATCATCACCGCCTACATCAATGCCCGATGATGAATACAGAGAAATTATGGCAGCGCAGGAAATCATGGAGGGATAATAAAATGGGCCAGCACACCGAGCGCCTCAGAGAGTTAATCAAAATCTTGCCGACTAAATCCTCCAAGGGATTTACGCCAGAGATAGCATCTATGTGCCTAGCACAGCTTGCCAATGGCGCTCTACAAGTCATTGCCGAGCTAGAAGAGCGCAATGAGGATTTGTGCAAAGAGATCGACAGAATGACCGAAATGATGGTCGAGAAGGGAGTGATCCCGGAATGGAAGCCCACGGATGGCTAGCACTAGCCAAAGAAAGGAAAGAGCGCGATGCGCCAATATCGTGCGCGACCGGCGCTATCTTGTCCAGCGCAAATTCATGGAATATTGCTCCAACCATAAGCCAACCCGGGATCAAATCCGTTCCCTAAATCGAGTTATGGATATTCTGAAAGACGTCGAATACGAAATTCAAAACCTAGAGCTTGCTGTAAAGCAGGAAGCTGAGCTTAAGGTAGAATACCCCGGAGACTTTTCCACAGAGGAAATGGAGTTAGCTCAGGCTATCATCGCAGAACAAGAACACAACCCATTCGAGGGATGAAATTGAGCGAACACAACAAAAACTTCAAGGTGGGAGACCGTGTAAGGATCATCTTAACCGGCTGTGAGGATAATGAATGCGGGCCGCATTTCGGGATGCTTGGCGTTATAAAAAACTTATCAGGGAACGGTTACAGCGTCGAGCGGGATGATCGCGCCGGACAGCCATTCATTCATTATGACGACCGTTGTCTTGAGCCGGAACAATGTTTCTTTCCAATGTATAAGCCGGAATTCGATCTTGAAGATATGGAACTAGCCGAGATTATTTTTCATATAGGAGACAAGGTAACAATAATCGCTCCCCATCCACCCAATGTCGAGAGCACGAAAATTCCTCCGGGCACGGAGGGTGAGGTTATCGGCATGAACTTTGACCGTACTCACACGCCAATTCATTATCGCGTAAGATTTTCGTGCTGGACTTACGACTTCTACCCTAGCGATCTGGAGCCCGCCGACAACAAAGGCCCGCGCCTTAATCCAGAGATGGAATTGGAGGAAATCGAGGCGGCGGAAATAATTATGGAGGAATTGAAATGAGCGAGCGGAGTGAAGGGAAGGAGCTATCACATGAAGCTCAATGAGCTTCACACAAATCTACTAGACGAGGCTTTGACGATGGACTCCACATTAGTCAATTCCCATGCCTATTGGATGGCCGAAGTGCTGGTAAAACTCAAGAGCGACCCGGCCTACAAAAAGCTTGGTTCTGGCTTGCGCGAAGAAATCGAAACAATCATAGCGGCGGTGGAATAATGCCAAGACCTATCACAAAAAAAGACCTTAAACTATTTCCAAATCATCGCCGCTTCAACGACCCTAAGCTGGGCCTTGTTGTTAAGGCAGCCTATGAAGACAAATTTGCTTATCAAGTTTGTGCAAAGGGCTATCCCTATGCAATTTGGGTAAGCAAGAAAACGTTAAGAAAACGCCAAATTCTTGGCCATCCCAAAAAGCGCGTCAAGCAAATCATGCGCGAGCCAGACTTTGGCCTAGAGGAAATGGCGCTGGCCGAAAGCATCATAAATGGAGGATGACCGTGAAGATCACGCAAGGCATGATATCTGACTGGCAGGAAGGGTGGGTGGACTTCAGTGAAGAAGACCCGATATACGCCGGTCGCAATCTGTATTATCCCTATCAGGATGGCATTGCCATCGTTAGAGTAACCGAGCGTAGTAGCCGAGAAGTAGAGGCTATCGCTATATCTGCCAGATTTCATAGCGACATTCAGAAATACAAGAAATTCATTGCAGAGTGGATATATTTAGCGGGGGAAAATGTGGATGAAGTTATACCCCTCTTAATAGAGATTGGACATATCAAACCAGAACCAATGCTGTCGCCAGAATTCAGCTTAGACGAAATATCGCAAGCGCAGGATATTATCCATGGCACTTAAGGTGGGAGATAGAGTTAAGGTTATCGCGCACAAATATGGCGAAGAACAACAATTTGGGCTTATAGGGATAATTTACTCTATTCGCATACCAACCGCCTTTGGCCTAGACATTCAAGTAGAATTCAGTAAACAGCCCGGCGACACAAATTCATATAACGAGGATGATCTTGAACTGCTTACCCCGCAGTTATTTTTGGAAGCCGAATTTTCGCTAGATGAAATATCTCAGGGCCAAGAAATTATTGCTCAAATGGGTTAGGTTTTAGTTCAGGACTGGTGCAAGTATCATCTTGTGGCTTATCAGAAAGCTCGAATGGCCGTTGACCCGAATCAACCCAAGTCTCATGAAAGCCCCATAGTTTTGCATTAGGTATATTTTTACCGCGCATAAAAAGCCGGTATTCCTCAAATCGAGTGTGATGCAGGATATCGCCGGGCTTGATCTCCTCTATAGGGCCTGTGTAGCAGCCTGCGGAGGGCTCTGGGCGAGTTATTGGTCCCGGGCGCTCTGGACGAGCCGCCGCCGACCGGACGCGCCGCTCGTGCTCTGCAAAGTCTCCAGCTTTGGCTTCGCAGTATTGCCGAAATCTAAAGAGGCTCGGCAGAAACTCAAAACTGGAAGGCATCCCCGTCAGGGGGCTGCAAATCTCCTTCAATAAGCTTTCCGGATATTGAGTAAATATTAGCACCATTGCCGCCGTTGCTTGCTCCGTTACTTCGCTGGAGGTTGACGGGAATAGGTCTATTAGCTGGCGCAACCAATGTCCGGCTGCCTTGGGCGGCGTTATCGGAGAAGGCGGCGTCGATACGGTCAAGGGTTGCATTTATTTTTTCCCGACTTTTCATTGGCTTAGATTGATTAAGGCTTGCTGAAACCCATGCAATCGGTTCGCAAATTTGGCTTTCTTTGGCTTGATCGATGGCCGCCAGAACGCGATGTGCCTCGTCATTTGCTATTTTGAGCCATCTGCCAATCAATGTTTTGGTGGAATTAAGTGGCTTTCCAGTGACTTGGGATAGCCATTGTGCTCCTCGTCCGAATAATTCCTTGCGCGGTTCGGCAGTTACCGAACGAAGTGAGGTAACTGGAAGCGAAGGGTAAGTATTTTCTTTAGGGGTCTGGGGACTTTCTTTTGTTGACTGATCATTCTGATCATTCTGATCAGAACTGATCATATCTGATCCTTTTGAGGCCAACTTTTTGGCATGGTATCTCGCCTGTGCTTCAGCATGCCGGGAGCGCACTCTTGGAGCAGCGGCCCATTGCATAGTGGCATTGGTAACGAGAGTTGCGACAAATGCCGGTTCCATACCGGCAGCAATCATAGCATCAATAAGGATTTTGGTACGATCAAGCACCGGAACTATCTCCGGTCTTGATGTTGTTATATTTCGCAGCTATAAAACTAGCTGTATCCACGGCGCATCCTTTGCCCCTGCGCTGTGTTGATCGCGGCTCCGGGTAGTTCCCTCTCCCCGGGGCCGCATTCGTTTGGCAGGTATCGACGATCTTACGTCAGGCAGATAACAAAGCAAGGCGCATGAATAGCTCTAAAAATTCAGCTTGACACTACATATGGTAGCACTGTTACCCGGATACCTACGGGCTCGTCGGTCCCCATGACGGTCACTTTCTTGACGATCAATCGGTGATCTGCCTCGATAATCCCGTGCTCGACCAATAAATCGGTGACAGCCTTCTCGCGGTTAGCATAATCCCACAAGGATGCCCCCTTGGCGTCGTTCTGAAGCTCATAGGTGAGTTCTACGGGGCCACGGGTTGGCCAGACCCTTTGCGCCTTAAGCTCCCAGCCAGCCGTGTGAAGCCATTCCAGATACCGTTTGGTTCTGGGCCGCTTCATATTCGGCTTTGGCGCGTTCCTGAAGAGCGAATTGGCGCTAGGCGGGAAAGGTAGATTAAAGCTGGCCACGGTAAGCGCTTACCAATTATGTGGATGGTGTCGTCGCCTCGACCAGCGCGGCGGTGCGCCGGAAATCTACGCCAGCCAGACCCGGCGACATGCCAGAGCCAACAAACGGCAAACTTGACACATAGGCGATCCAGTAGTTGCCAAACTCGAACCATTCAGCATAAATCTGATCACCTTTGTAGTTACCTACGGGATGGCTGGTGGGACCAAACCCCTGAGAGTTATCTGGATATGCCACGGTGTTACGATACCTCCATATATGGTATTACGATACCACTACGCTTGACAGAAAGATGTTTAGTGGCTAAGGTTATCTAATACCTCTTGGGCCTGTTCGATTTCTTCAAGAGAGAATTCCGGCTTCATTAGCGGCTGTGGCGCGTCCTCAACAATTTTATAGCCTTCTCCATCATCACCGGAGACACAATAAACCCCCGATTTATCCTTAAAATAATATCTAATTTCAGGGCTAGATGATAATTCAAGCGACCCGTCTGGGCGGCGGCATACTTCAAGTCTTATTCCGTTTGGGTTGGGGTCAACCTCAATCCGAAATAAAGCCCTGTGATCATGGTATTCAGAACGCTCGATAATTTCCTGACCGGGAGGGGCCTGCCAGACATAACCGCAACCGTGCCCAATGGTTATGCGAAAGAGCACGGTTCCAACGGTAGCCATTACCGCCTCCGATAGGCCGCAGGCGGCGCATAATACATGGCACAATGAGCCTCGCAATACGGCTTATCGTAAAAAGTGTAATCACCACAATATGTTGCGAGGCCATCGAGGCCATAGCCCACGATAGCATGACAGGTGCCAGCGTTAAGCTCCATGATGGAAATCGGGAGCTTTGTGGTAAGGGGCTTGGCAGAGGGATAAAATCTCGGCGCAGCCTTCTTCTTCCTTACGGGAGACATCTTCTCTTTCGGCTCGCGCGGAGGCCGCTCCTTTTTGATTCCAAAGCTATCCATAAACTGGTTTGCAACCGCCCTCGATCCCAACTTCAGACGGTTCGCCTTGCCAATGACGGCATTACGAGATTTCCCTACCAGACTACCGATCTGGGAGCCTGTTAAGCCACTGTTCCATCCAGCTTTCAGGATAGCCAGTTGCCAGTCTTTCCAGATGATCTCTGATCTTTTCAAGCCGCTCAACTTTTGATGACAGATATCATCGTCCCGCACTTCGGGCTCTGCTCGCTCAACATTTGCGTCCATTACTATTCGCCTCTTGGCATCCAGTCATCACCGGAGATAGCGCCCTTTGTGACCTTTTTGATGCGAGCCTGCATCTTCGGTCTTGGTGTACGCTCGCCTCTGAGCCACTTTTTTATCGCATAAATGGACACATCGAAAGCTCTGGCAGCCTCAAACACATCGATATCCGTCTTATTCATCCAATCAATGAGCTTCATTTTGTGGGTGCCTTGGTTAGCTAGAATGAGCTAGAATGTCTTAACATAAGGAAAGTTGGAACACAACCCAAATTGTCTCTTGACAATATCCCAAATTGGGTATCTAAGGGGAAGCGTCGATTAAATCCTATGAGAGGAAATTGAAATGGCTAAGTCATCGAAACGCGTCAAGCGGCACAATAAGTCCTTTGGGAAATTGCTTCCCATCGAAGGTCTTCGCGTCAAGAACCTTATTCGCCCCATCAATTTGGTGATCACCGAGCAAGACTGCAAAGTTGGATCATCCAAGGCCCCCAGTTCTTGTGCGGCAGCCTTGGCGTTGCGTCGTCTGCCGAATTGTTCTGAAGCCCGGGTGCATGTCGCCCGCGTCTTTCTGAAAATGCGGAATGCGAACGGCAAGCAATATTGGTTACGCGGCAAAACACCAGCTTCCCTGCGAACCGAAATCGCGGCCTTTGACCGTGGCGGCACTTTTGAGCCGGGCACTTATACTATCAATCCGCTCTGCAAATCCGAAAGACCTGATGGGAAAAAGAGAGGGCTTGATCCGGAGTTGGGTCATGGTCGCCCCGGTCATCACCGAAGGAAGGCGAAAATTCTGAAGAATGTGCGCCGCAATGGCCACTTTGAATATGGGAAAAGCGCCTCCCAGTAATCTATGAGGAAAATCTGTACTGGGCCGATGCAGTTTACGCCGTATCGGCCATGGTCGGAGGAACGGAAGCAAGCAAGAAGGCTTCTAATTGAGAGCAAGAGAGGGAATTCTATGGTCAAAGAAGTCAAAGAGCCGGTTATCGTCCGGCTCCAGTCATCTGCTTTGGATGAAAAGAACGGCGAAATCATCGCCCATGGATGGCTGGATATCGACGCCCTCAACAATCTGAGGGTCGGAGATTATCAGCGCGAAATCCTTGAAACGACTGGAGGGCGCAAGTCCGCCCTCCGCAAGGCCGTTGAAGCTGGCGAGCGTTTGCCTGACATTATGTTGGGCATGCGTGGCCAGAGTTATACCCCGCGCGGGAGCGCCATGCTGCTGGAGAACGATGTTTACATCGTGGATGGCCTCCAGCGCGTTTCAGCATTGCGGAAATTCGCAGCCGACAATCCGGAGAGAGCAAGCGAAGTCCGCATCGGTGCGGAAGTTCGCTTCGCCACCAATCGAGATAGCGAGGAAGAGCTTTTCACTATCTTGAATGTGCAGCGCAAGGCTATGTCGGCCAGCGTGATCCTGCGGAACAAGCGCCAGCACTCCAATGGAGTGGCTACGCTCTATGGTCTGACCATGACGGACAAGAGCTTTCCTATGATCGGCAAGGTCTGCTGGGATCAACAAATGCATCGCGGCGAGCTTCTTACTGCTCTGTCATTTGCAAAGTCGGTGGTCACGCTGCATCGGCATGTTACCTTCGGCGGACGCAATCTGACGGTGGCAGGGAAGCTGCCGGGGTTCCTTGATAATATGTCCGGTATTATTGGGCTTCAGACCTTCCGGAATAACGTCGTGGCTTTCTACGAAGCCATTGACGATATCTGGGGATTGCGCGGCATCAAATACACAGACCGGGCAATCCATACCCGCAGCACGTTCTTGATCCAGCTTGCTGCCGTTTTCTCAGACCATGAAGATTTCTGGGATGGCAAGAAACTGGTGATCGATGCTGGCCAGAAGGCCAAGCTGAAGAGCTTCCCGATTGATGATCCGACGATCATCCGTCTTGCAAGCTCTGGCGCGAATGCTGGCATCCTGCTTTATCGTCACTTTATCGATCACATGAACAAGGGCAAGCAGACCAGCCGCTATCTGACCACGCGGCGGATCGAAGACTATCGTGCCAGAGGTTCGGCCAAAAATAATAACAAGAAGGACGCAGCCTAAATCAAAGGGTGTCGTGCTATGTGGTTAGCTAGAGCTTACATGAAGATGGATGGCTGGATGGTTTCAGCCATCCAGAATGCTTATCTCTGGCTGTTGGATCGAACTGGAGTTTATGTCGCGACACTAATGTTCGCAGTCTTCAGTGTTGATCCCGGGATACGCATTATTCAAGGAAAGGGCTCTCCACTATTAAGTGGCATTTTTATTGCTCTAGTTGGCATGGCCGTGATTGTGCCGTACATCACGCAGGACAAGGGATTGAATGACAGGTTCAATGCTTCGGCGTTGTATATCGAAGGCGCGACATGGCGGCATGCATTTATGGGAATGGAATATGGGTCACTCTTGGTAAGTATCGTTGCCTTGGACCCTTTCGCTATTCTAGGCAATCTGACGGGAGGAATTTACCTGTTAATGTGGACTGTCAAAATCAGAGACCGCGACAAAAAGCCTTTCTTCAAGCCTGTCGAGAAACAAGAGCTATTAATGGAGGGATCGCGGTGATTGACAATAGATCGTTCTTGTTGGGATGCGTTGCTGGCATCGTTATGGTAGTCGGAGCCTTCGTTCTAGTCAGCGAAATAAATGGGATTAGGTGGCGGCCGGTGCAGGTACAGTCTTATGGCTCTAAGTGAGGCACAAAAACTTGCCCGCGAAGGAAAGCTAACCGCCTCTCGCGTTGCCCCGTTGATGACTGGCGACAAGGCCAAGATCATGGCGGTGTGGCGTGAGTTGTGCGGCGATCCGACTTACGAAGAAGAAGATTTAAGTGAAATCTGGGCTGTGCGCCTTGGTAGCTTAACAGAAAGCCTGAACCTTGACTGGTACGAAGAAACCAAAAACAAAATTCTTACCCGGCGCGGAGAAGTTGTTAGCCATCCCGATTATGACTGGGCGGCGGCAACGCTGGATGGATTTGACGCGACCATTCCCGGACCTATTGAATGCAAGCACGTATCTGGCTTTGAGAAGTTTGACACGGTTCTTGAACGCTACCAGCCCCAGATACACTGGCAGATGGAAGTCACGCAAACCCGAAAGTGCGCCTTCTCAGTCATTGAGGGAGGCAGACCACCACGCGTCGAAATCATCGATTATGACAAGGACTACGCCGACGAACTAATGGCGCGAGCGCTCAGGCTAATGGAGCATGTCTGGAATATGACGCCTCCGGTCGAGCTAGAGCCGGTAGGACTAAAGCGCATCTCGCGCCTGAGAGACTATAACATGACTGGGAATAATCAGTGGGCAACTGCCGCCGCTGATTGGTTAAAGCATAAAGAAGCCGCAAAGTTGTGGGATGCTTCTGTTGAAACACTCAAAGGATTGATGGCCAATGACGCAGCAAGTGCAACCGGATATGGAATTGTCGCAAAACGAGACAAGCGAGACCGAATATCCATACGATCCCTATCATCAGATGGGAAATCTGAGGGAAATGCTCTCAACCCTATCAAGCGAAACGCGCAGCGGTGATATCACTGATCTTATGAAAGCATTGGCGAAGGCGCAGGGAGCCTTTCCTGAGATCGAGCGTAATCGCACGGTTAGAGTAAGGCCACGCTCTGGCGGCCAAGAGTATTCGTTCAAGTATGCCACGCTGAGCAAGATTTTCGAGGCTATCCGGAAGCCACTTTCCGAGAATGGTCTGGCCTACACACAGATCATTTCTCATGACAGCGTATCAGGATTTTATATCCTGACCACCACGATCTATTGCGGCAATCAATTCATCGCCAGCAAAACGCCTATTATTGTGGAGGGGGACAGCAACCAGCAATTCGGTTCCGCTCTCACCTATATGAAAAGATATTCACTGGCAGCATTGTTGGGCATCGCCGCCGATGAAGACGACGATGGAAATATTGCTGACGGCAACGAGATTAAGGCAATGCAGGATAAGGGAGTTAAAATTTTAGCTCCCGATCCGATCAGTTCTGGGCCTAATCCGGCAGGACTATCAAAGGAAAGTCGCAGGGTCCTCAATGAGGCTCCGGACAATCTGGATACAGTAATCGCGGGGAATGCAGCCGTTCTAAACGATCTTGGTCTTTTCTCGCCAGCCCTAATCAAGGTGCCGTTGCTGCCGGATGAAAGCGGCTCTGACTGGATGACATGGGGCCAGAGCTTCATTGCGATGGCGCGTGATGCACCGAGCCTAGCCTCGCTGGAGAAGCTGGAGCAATTCAACGCCATGCCTTTGTCCAACATGGAACAACAGGCCAAGCGTATGCACACTAATCTGAAGCTGGCTTTATTGAAGGTCAGAAACAAACTGGAGGGTAAATAAGATGAATAGAAATAGCTGGAAATTTAGCTACAACGCTGACGCTCTTTTGGGCGCGGCGACCACCAAAAAATCTTGGCATGAAGAGCGCCTTGGCTGGTGGGTAAAGAAACGTGATGGGGTAAAGGAAACGATCCGGGCCGAGGGGATCGAGATAGACGAAAGCGTGGCCTTCGGTACGGAAAACTATTTGTCCAACAAATCCTCCCATCGTGGCCCATCCGTCCAAATCCGCAATGATTTGGTCCAAGATTTAACCGAATGCGTCGGCAAGGTCTCCGAACACCAGAACAAGATTAAGGATTACGATGCTTGGATACAAGTGCTTACCTCTCAAGGTCAGGCATCATTTGACTTGAACCAAGACGATTGGCTTTTCTTTTTTGGGAAATAAACCATGATACCATTCAAGTTGCGCGATCTTGGACTGAGTTACGAAGAGGCCGCTCACGGCGTCCAGACCGCTATTGCTTATGATATGGAACGGGGCCGCAAAGCTACTGAGCCCAAGCATATGCGGGTTGGCATCGATATGTCGAAGGCTGATATGCTGGGTCTGGCGGTATTGTTGATCGAGAAGGGCATAATCACGCCAGATGAATATGTCGAAGCGATGCGCCTTTCTGCCAACGAAGAACTGGCGATGCGAGAAGAAGAGCACGGCAATCAGATAGAATTCAGGTAACAGGAGAAATGGATGCAGGACTATCGAGTAAAGGGCGCGTTCTTCGAGAACATCAAAGACAGCGGGCCAGCGTTCACCGGCTTCGTGGAAATCGATGGCGTGAAGACCATGATCGCACTCTGGCCCAAGACTTCGGCCAAGGGCGACAACTATCTTCAGGTCAGCGAAGACAAGAAGCAAGCCAAGAAAACGGCGGCTCCGTCTGGTTCGCCACTAAGGCCAAGGATGCCAGCCCCTAAACCAAATTTACGTGGTAGCGGTAACGATCCTCCGGGAGAACTGCCACGTAGAAAGAGCGACATGGACGATGATATACCTTTTTGATGGAGGAAGGCATGGCTAAAGTCAAGAAGTTGCCCAAAACTCTCTTTGTGAAAAGAGAGGAAGATGGAGATACCCATTACTTTGTCGCTGACGAGGAGATTAATAGTCTGGTGGACATGAGCGGCAAGGTCTGGGTTGGAACCTACAAGTTAGTCGGAATAGCTCTAGCAGAAACCATGGTCAAGGTTTCTAATTTGGTTAAGGAGCCCAAATAGGCTGCCATGTCCGACGAAGCACAGCACAATTATCCGATCTCGGAACAATTCAGGATAGTGGCGAAAAAGTGGGTTGACGCCGACGAGGCGGCTTCTTTGATGGAGGAAACCAAGACGGCTGTTTTGTCGGAAATGATTAACAATGTCATTGGCTATCATATTGATATGCCGTACAACAAGGCTGAGCTTGCTGCAAAGTCCAGCGCTGAATATAAGGAATTTATCACTACAATGGTCAAGCTTCGCAGCAAGGCTAACCTGTTGAAAGTGAAGCTGGAGTACCTAAGAATGCAATTCTCGGAATGGCAATCGCATGAGGCGAATGCCCGGGCTGAGAAAAGACTGTAGGGAGGAATTATGGCTTTCGAGAAGGACTACAAGGGGCTTTATGAGGATCAGCTTGCGCGCACAAACGCATTGAAATCCGAGCTTGCAGACCTGAAATGGAACGATCAGGTTAGCCTGCGTGAGCGCGTTGCCATCGATATATCCAGAACAAGGGGAACCTTTGTGGTAAAGGACGCTGACGAGATTTACGACTGGATTATTCGAGGCCAAAAGGCTCAGAAAGCTGTGAATGATCTGATTGATGGAATAGCCAAGCCATCGAAGCAGCCAAAACGGCGGCGCGGTCGGTCCAGAAAGAACCCAACCATCGAATTGTCGGTGCCTACAAAGGGCAAGAAGAAAGGCAAGCGAAAATATACAAAACGCTCCAAATACTGGGGCAAAAAGAAATAATGCGGAAGGAATTTTCCAGACGTGTCAAGGCCCTAGCTTTCAAACGGTGCTGTGATGAAAAAGGTATTCCGCATTGCGAAGGTTGTGGAGTCAGACTATCTGCCGGGAACATTCATTATGATCACGATCTTGCTGATGGCTTGGGCGGCGAGCCTACTTTAGAAAATTGTCGCGTCCTTTGTATAAAGATATGCCATGCCAAGAAGACAAAGACTCACGACAATCCGATCATGCAAAAGGCTGATCGGGTCTTAAAAAAGACTTTTTCAATTGCTAAAAGCCGCAATCCGATGCCGGGATCGAGGAGTTCCCCGTGGAAGAAGACTATAAGTGGGAAGATTATCCGCAGGTAAACCCGCACCAGCTTCCAAGATGGAAGCTCCAGCCGGGTGACAGACCTTATTCATGGGCCATTCGCGGGTCGCAAGTGCAACGTCGAGAGGGAAAATTGATGACCGATAGAATTGCAAGATTGCTCGATATGCCGCATTCCACTGTGTTGAATGCCGGTGCCGGCTATCAGATTTCACAGAAATTCATTGTCGAGAACGCTGGGGATTTCTTTTACGATAAGGTCCAGCTTGTTGTTGGCGAGGATCACTTTACCCGCCAGCAAATCATGGACAAAATCAAAGAACCATTGTCCAATGCCAGAGCGGTCATGCCCTACAGCGAAGGCGCGGTGCTGGTAAGCGGAGACTACAAGCACTCTCCCGTTCTCATTTGGATCAACTTTAGCATCCCCGATGGTGGTCGCTCTAGGAAGCGCGATACCAGCGGCGTCCATGACATGAATATCGAAATCACAGCCTCCCCTGTGGCGGTAGAAGCCCTTAAGGCATTCATCATGGATGCCTTCAAGGACGAAAAACACGCGCAAATCAAGTGGTGGACCAAGGGCAGTCATGGTCCTGAGACCCGCGAGTTTTATCTTCCCAAGAACGAGACCAAGATATTCTCTGAGTTTTATCCTGATCTGGGCGATCCAGCTAAGTACATAGCTGATTACATCGCATCCAATGAAAGTGTTTTACTCCTTGCTGGCCCCCCGGGAACGGGCAAGACCACATTGCTGCGCCATATGATCACCGACCACAGAATGTGTGCTCATGTAATCTATGATGAAGCGCTGATGCAGAGCGATCAGGTATTCCAGAGCTTTCTGTTTGATGACAACAGCGAAGTCATGATCATAGAGGATGCCGACACGATCCTGAGCGCCAGAGAGCAGGACGGCAACAAGCTTATGTCGCGCTTTCTGAATGTCTCAGATGGTCTGATCAAGCTGCCCAACAAAAAGTTGGTGTTCACGACCAATCTGACTGATTTTGGCAAGGTCGATCAGGCATTGCTGCGCCCGGGACGTTGCTTTGGTGTGATGCACACGCGGGCGCTCCATCTGGCGGAAGCTCAAGCTGCTGCCAAGGTGGCAAGCCTTCCCATTCCGGTCGAAAGGCGCGAATACACCATCGCCGAATTGTTCAATCAGGGCAAGCGCACCAACGTTCGCACCATTGGATTTGGGGCAAGACATTGACCAAGAAATATCAGATAGCCAAGCTGCTGTTGGGGATGACCTATCAGGAACTATGCGAAGTCGCCAGCGATCTTGCCAATATGCAAGATGAAGACGGTGGCGTTGGATGGAAGCCCCATAAGGCTTATGGGAAATATGGCTTAATGGAAATGTTACATTCATGGGGCGGAGTACGCAATCGAGGAAGAATGAGGCCAAGATATTACCGATTGAATGAGGATCATTCAGTAACCCCGCTTCCTGACGGGGACGAGGGAATGCTTGAGTGGGCTAGAAGATTTGAAAACTCCAATCGGAGGGTGGCCGAGGACCAAATCGGTAATAAGTGGGTATCTACGGTCTTTCTTGGCATGGATCATGGCTGGGAGGGTGGCCCGTTGTGGATATTTGAGACTATCGTTTTTGAGGGGGATAACGAGATAGATATATGGCGCTATTCAACTTGGGATCAGGCCATGGAGGGGCACAGCGCTGCCTGCGCCGGGGCTACCTCTGGGCTATCCAGAAAGCAATTAGAAGAAGCCAGAAAAATTATTGAGGCATTGGTGGACCGTAAAGAGTGTTGATTATCAACGCTATCGCGACCACTATTCCGACCAAGCAAACCACGATCCACCGATTTCTCTGGTCCTCCTTATCAAGAAGCCGGTTGTTTTGCTTATCGAGCCAGTCCGCGTCTTCGTCCTTTTTCATTCGATATGGCATTGTCCTCGTCGGCCCATTCTTTCATGGTTTTGCAGTCTTTACCCGGTGGAGAACAGTCTGACAGACACTCGCCTTCTTCGGCCTGTCTGGGCGTACAGACGTATGGTTGGTCCTTATTTATTGAGCCGAAAGGTATTAGTGCCAATCGCCAATCCCCCTCCAAAAAGAACCTGTTGTGCAACAAGCAGAATAGCCACAAGGGCGAGGGCTCCAAGGACATACTTGATCGGTACAGCCAGATTTCCGGGGGCTAAAAAGTCTATGACCATATAGACGACATAAAGGACCACCATCACGACGATCATGCCGATGGCGAACTGGATTATTCCCCCGGGAGAGATCGCGATCCCTCCGCCGCCACCAAAAAGCACACCCTTTATGGCGACCAAAAAGACCAAGAGAGCAACGCCGCCCACCGCATAACGTCCGATTTGCTTGAAGCGTTCGTCGGGAGCGATAAAGTCCAAAGCCAGAAAGATCAGGTAAACTATGATACAAAGGCCGACGATGGCGATCAGGAAGTCCATTAAGGCGCTGCCGGTCATGGCGATATCCTCTGGTTTAACTCCCTACAGATGCAACCTTTTGGGTTTCCGATAGTTCCCTCATGACACGCGGGGTGGAAAATGTTAGACTTGTTTTACACTAGAATACCAGAACACCACCCACACGATCTTAAAATATTACTGGCCTTGGAGCAAATCATGGGCGATCTCACCGCACTAACCGCCGCCGTAGCCGAAAATACAGCCAAAGTCGCTGACGTTGCCGCAACTGTCGCGTCCCTTAAAAGCGAAACAGATCAGGCCGGTATTGATGCCGCTGCGGCACAAATCTCTACCAATAACGCCGCTCTGGCGGGCCTCACAGCCTCGTCAACTACGGTGTCCAGCTAACCAGCGCTACCATTCCGCAGTGGCATACACGACACCAGCGTTTGTCATGCCCAAGGCATGGGCCGTGGCTAGGGAAACGTCCAGAATTCTACCCCTGATAAATGGCCCACGGTCATTGACCCGGCATGCCACGACTTTTCCCCGATATCCTACCTTTACTACAGTACCGAATGGCAGCGTTCTATGCGCGCATGTCAACGAGCGTCTGTTGAAACGCTCCCCAGACGAAGTGTGCGATCCCGAGGAGTAATAACTAATCCTTCCCTTGTGGCTTGCTGCATAGCTAGGTGTTGCAGTAATTAGACTCACCGCTAAAATCACCCAAAATCTAACCACGCGGATTAACAATCGCGTATCCGGCGATAGACCGGGGATGAATGCGGGTGGCGTGACGACCGGAATTGGCATCGTAGGCTAGCCATGTACTGCCACCGAGATGCTGCTCCAGCACAAACACGTGGCCTCTGCGGGCGGCCACCATCCCGGGAGCGGGGGAAGTACGCGGAAACCTGAGCCAGTTGGCCGCCAGATAGAGGTTGCGCACGGGGCGACCAAACACCCTCACACTGGCTCCGCAGCCACAGAAGGCCCTCCCCGGGCATCCAGAGGGGTGGCTAACGACGGTCCCGCGAGAAACGTGCGGCGTATAGCTCTGGATGGCGGCCCCAAAGGGAATGCCGATGAAGCGCTTGGCGTTCTTTGTGTAGTATCCGCCCTCGCAGGGCATGGTAACGTTGCACTCAGAGGCAAGCGCATAAGTCCCCTTGCGGGCCTCTGCCGGAACGGCAAAAAAAGCGCATAGAAGTCCAGCGATAAAGATCGTTTTCATTGGAAGGATTTCCCTGTCCCGTTGCGATGCAGGAAGGGAATTATCAGACTGTCATAAATTGATAAAGCACAACAATTCTTGTAAAAGTTGATGTTCTGGGTTGACAGAATTTGGAAGCATTTTCAGCTAGATATGCCCACCACTATCTTTTTCCTTGCGCCCTTGCGCTAGGCCAGCGGCAGTGCCTTCTGCCAACGAAGCCTTCGCTGTTGCCGCGACCAAAGCGTCTTTCATCGAATTTGTTGCTCTTTCTACGATCTCCACATTTTTGTTGGTCTTGCGGGTAATGTATGCCGTATAGGCATTTATTGCCGCAATCAACAAGATCACCACCAGATTGAAGTCCAGATTGAGGTGAAAATTCACGGAATTGGCTTATTGAAGTCCTCGATCAGCGCATCCAGAACAGCCTCGGTCTGGGTGAGTTGATCGCTGGTTACAGTGCCATTTTGGGCTCCGACAACCAAATCCCTAACAGCCTTGATGGCTGGGGCAGCATTTTCTCCCACGGTTACGAGAGTGTTGATCACCTCGACGCCCTTGGCGACAAGGGCCAGAATGGCCATGATATCCATGATTTTTAGCTCCCAGAAGTATTGATGGTCACGCCATGATTGGCGGCCTGAGCCCTGACCGTACTGATCAGTCCGGTGACATTATTGAAGACCGTGATGGCATTAACCTGATCGTTGGTCCTTACGAATACCCGTAGTTGATTGAGATATGGCGGGATTTGCCGGGTATAGACCTGAACTTGCGCGATCTGGGCTTTGCAGGAAGCTGGGATTACCCCATTGACGCAAGCTCTTTTCCAGCCATCGAGCGCGGAAAATACCAGAATAGCTACGTTTTCTAGCTGGTTCAGCCGCTCTTTTGTTATCGGATTGGCAATAGAAGTCGTGCCGATCTCAACGGCGTTTACGATGCCCTGAAGCGTGCTGCATCCCCCCAGAGAGAAGCTGAGAGTTAGGACTATTGCTATTTTCCGGAACATGGGACCACCTTCTTGGTTTCGGTTGTGCTGACGTTGGGCGGGAGAACTTGAGCCAGCGGAGCTTCTTCCACTGGTAACACAATTTGCGGCGGGGGAATATCCGGGGCTGCCGATTTGGCGGCGGCAGACATAATGGAAAAGCGCGTATTGGCCACAAGTGACCAAATCGCTCCAGCTAAGTACATGATCGGACCTAATGCGATGAGCAGATTCGATACAATAGGTCCAACCTGTTCTGCGGTCAGAAAGCCTGTCGTGGTGGCGATTGCTCCAAGAGCCGGGATCAATATCCGTAGCTGAGCGATCATCTGATCTTGAGATGGGGTTACGGAATATCCATTCATGCTCATGTGTCGATCCTAACCACATTAACGGTGATGCCCGGAGGCGCGGAGATAGTCACGGTGACGACTTGTGCCGGTTGCGGTGTAGGCGGTTTGACGGTCGATGGCCTGCCGGACCATTCGTTGCGAACCACGCTAACGTCATAATAGAAAACATTGCAGTCTGGATGACCATTGACACCAGCGGCAGTGTTTGGCTGAGAGCCACTTCCATCGGCGGCATATTGCCAGATATCCCAATGATCCCAGCTTGCCTGAATTTGTGGTGCCGCTCCATAACGCGGTATCCACAAAGGATGCTTGCCCAGAAAGGCATCCTTAGTATTCCCTAGAACTTCTTTGGCGGTGTTGCCGCTGTATAGCGTGGCAATTCTTCCGGTCTGGCTATCTAGCAAGCCCAGAAATTCCCTGACCTGATTCAATTGCATTTGCTTGGGACCATAATCCTCCCAATCCAGCGCTAGCCTCGTATTGTCATCGGGCTTGGCAACACTAAGAAATCTATCTACCTGTTCCTGCACTGGATCATTGGTGCCGAAGTGATAGGCCAGCCATAGATATCCGCGACTTTGAGCTTCAATGCGCGCTTTGGCATAATATTGATCTGTGTTGTAATTGCCTTCCGTTGCTTTCCAACCGATAGCGATCAGGTCCTTGTTTTGGGATAACTTATCCCAATCGACAGGCCAGCTATAATGGCTGAGATCAAGGAATTGTATTTTGGGAATGACTGCCATTTTATCCCGCCCTGATCATGGTGATGCCGCCCATGTATGTTGGCGGCAAAATACCGAATGCTGTGCTGGTGCCGCCTTGCGCGGTTCCGTTAAAGGTTGCCGATAAATTGGAAGTTACCTGTCCATCCACGGCGACATTTTGCCAACCGAAAGCTCCGACGCCACTACCACCGAAATTGATGGCGGTCTGTGGACTACCATTAGATAGCAAATTAGTAGTAGTTAGTGCCGTTCCTGTAACCGATCCGGAAGGCGTATAGGCTGGCAGATTGGCCGTAATCAAAGTTTTGCTCTGGCTGCTACCAACGGCAAGGGCGGTGTTTCCGTCAACCCCAGAGACAGCGGAAGTTATTCTTCCTGTTCCTGAGTTAATCGTGGCACGGAAGCGCCCTCTTGCGTCGGGCAATGTAGTCCCGCCAAGAAGATGCGTTAGAAGTGGATATGTTGCCGAACTGAAGGCAGTTCCGTCGCAAAGTAAGTATGGCGGCTTAGTTCCGTTAGACGCCCATCCGGGAACAGTCGTACCAGCGTAATCCCAATACTCTCCAACGCGCCCAAGATTACGATATCCAACGGAAGTGCCGTCATAATAAACGTCCTGTGCCCACGGAGGCAGACCAATGATACTAGTTCCGGCACTTGAAGTCATCGTAACAAAAAAGCTGGAGGGGGCGTTGAGAAGTCGATTGTCAATCGTCCACCCTTTATAGATGCCGGGGAGAACAATAGTTAGGCCGTTTACAGTTGTGGTCCCAGTCAATCTAATGATTGAGCATTTAGCCTGAGAGGCAGTCAATGTTACGCTAAAGCTTGATAGGGCTACGGTGGTGACGCCACCAAGCATGGTGTCAATATCAGTAAAGTTGCCATTGACAGGCAAATCCCATGTACCAACGTCCGTGCCCCGGATTGGAACGGCGAGAGAAGTGTTGACTGTGGTTGGGTCGACTATTGTAGCCTCCTATTATTCTAACCAAGACCACGTTGCGCCAGAACAAATATTGCTGACTGTCCCTTCTGGAGCATCGTATCTCTTGGATATTTCCTTAATTGTAAGACCGTTTTTCTTTAGCGATCTAATATCTTGCACATTATTTTCGGAAAATCTAGCGCGTCCGGCTTTAGAGCCTCTGGCTTGTCGCTCCTTCTTATCTCTATCAGCACAATTATCAGCGTCAGTACCCAAAAATAGATGATCTGGATTTACGCATGAAGGATTATCGCATTTATGAAGAATTAGCGCCCTTGCTTTCGGGCCATTACCTTCGGGAATGGGACCTTTGAACAACATCCATGAAACTCTGTGGGCTGGCGCAACTCCTTTTTCGTGACTTATTCTAATCCATCCATAGCCAAGAGCGTCCCTTCTTGCATTCCAAATCCAGCATCCATTAATAGTATCCTCAATGATTTTTGGTAAAAATCTATCTATCAGTGGTATCTCCCCTCGTGACTTTCTATTAGCTGGATACGGTTTTCGCATTAGTGTCTCTTGGTAGCTCTTAGCGCGCGATCAATTCTACCACCGCGCGCTTCTTGCATTTCTGGCAGCGTCGTGGCGCGACCAGTCTGAAACAATGCTCTAGCGACATTTTTCTTTTGTGGAATATATTTGAGCGGTCTAGCCAGTTTCCCCGCTGCACTGAAGGTTTCGCCCATCAATCGCGGAGACATAAGCGGCAGCACAGCCGCAACCTTGCTGGCACTACCGGGATGAACCGCTGCACCCTCCAGACCAAGGGCCGCAAGAAATCTGTTTAGCCCTCTAGGCGTCCATGTGTTCAGGTTTTGCCCGGCCAGCGCCGAGACAATATGCGGAGCACCGGAATCTCGGAGGTATTCGATAAGCTTCTCGCGATGACCGAAGTTGGTGTTGACGTTATTACGCAGGGTGGATTGAAGCTTTCTAAGAGCAGTATCGATGCCCTTGGTTTCGCCTAATGAAAGAGTGCGCTCGATTTCTCCAACCAGATTAGTAGCCTTCTCATAACCCCCCATGACCTTGGCATATTCGGGTACTTGATCGATGATCGACTGGCGAACAGCGCTATAATATTTATTGGCAATCGTTCGTGCCGGTGTGTGCGGCTCTGTACCATCACGAATGTCACCGATCTTTTTCTTGAGTGCGTCAAAACCTTCTGGTGTATGGAACTCCTTCGGAGGAAGCGCCATCCACTCTAAAACAGTATCGTTAAGCTCAGAGCGAACATTTGCGGTCTTTGGCGATAGTTCCTGTCCTTTGTAGTTGTGGATATTCATTGTATCGCGAATGGCCTGACCGATCTTGTTCCAATTCAAAACAGTAGTGTCAGCACCCACACCCGTCATGCCAGCGCGATATTCAGCGCCTCTTTGGGCTCGCATGGTTTCAATTGCATCACGCGCTGTTTCGACAACATCGCCAAGTGGAACATGCCCGCGCATATTTTCGTTAAGAGATTTTAGCGCTTCTCCGCCTTCATATCCGGCATGAGCAGCCTCTTCTAATGGTCGCCAGTGAGTGCCAGTGAGAAGGCCAACGCCTTCTGTGCCAACGCGGCCCGCAGTCTTCGCCGCGATAGCGGCGGCATTGATCGGATCGATGGCGCGGCCAGCGGTCGCTGTAACTTCACCAACTTTGCCGACCATACCCGGAGCGCGAGCCAAGGCCGAGCCACCGCCTGTTAGCAACAGGGAAGCGTCTGCCGCGAAACCAACGGGATCACTGGCTAGAGTTTTCTTGACGTTATCGATGCTGCCGTAGCGATCAACCAGCATCTTGCCAACAGCATCGGGATATTTGATATGTTCTGTTGAGCCGTAGAGACCTGCCTTTTCCATCAAGCCCAGTGCGATATTTCCGACGCTCTCCATCGTGTCGATAGGATGCATGATTGGATGCACCATAGCCTTGCCAAATTCCATAGCGCTGTGAGGAATATTGGTAACGGCTCTGGCGGGGACTTCAGACCAATCCGGGGCTGGAGTTGGTATAGAAGCCTTGGCTTTGCTCTCTTGGTCTAGATTTTCCAAAAATCCACCAGCGGGCGGCTTCTCAGGCTCAGACGGCGTTGTGCTTAAATCTTTGCCAGACAGATCATCCAAGAAACCCATCACAGAGTTCCTTTCAGGAAGTAATCAGCGGTGTCGTTGTAGAACCTATTGAAAATATCCTTGTATTTCTTGGGGTCTTCCCGAAGCTGTTTGACGGCCTCTGGCAATCCGGTTTGCAGATTTTCCGGAAGCTGGCCAATCAAGCTGCGCACGATGTATCGCTGCGATGGATTTTGAGATTCAAATGCCTGTCGCCAGCCGAGAGCATGGCCATTCTTCTGGAGATAGGCTTGAAAGAAAGCCTGTTCGTCGCGAGAGTTGCGCGCTGCGGCCTCAAAGCCAGCAATCAAGCGCTGAAATCCCTTGGAGCTATTTGTCAAGCCCGGGCTGGATTCGATACCAATTTTCTGGCCAGCAAAAGCCTCGCGAGGGCTAATCTGCGAAGCAAACGTCAAGCCCATACGGTTTTGGATTTTGTTGATGTTTTCTGCTGCCGCGACTTTATCAGGATCAAATGGAGGCTTATTGCCAGCCGCAATGGAAAGCGCATTAGCCTGTTTGGCTCGCTCCAAGCGTTCACCAAAATTAGCTGCTGGCTGGAGAGCCAAGCGCTGGATAAATCCATCTTTGTCGGCGTCTTTGGTTAGAGTGGCGTAAGACAATTTCATCGCCGCCAAGTCCTGCTCAAGGGCAGGAAGTTGCTGAGCGGCCTTGGTCTGGGCGGCAATAGTTGTATCAGCCTCTTTCTGGGCAGCGCGACCTATTGGAGAGCCCTTGCCGACATATCCAATCTTGGACGCTGGCGGCTCAAGATTGGATGCCAAAGAAGGCTCACCATATGGCGCAGGAGCCGCAGGAGGCGGTTCTGCACCAGCCGGTGTCGGAGCAATCGTAGCCGCAGGTCCGGCGACTTGTGGCGGAGGCGGTTGGGCCGCCGCACCACCGCCAGCCGGTGGCGTCTCGCCAGCCGCAGGTTTACCGGCAGGAACCCACGTTCCATCTCGCTTGAGAAGGCCACTTTCTTGGGTGCGCGGATTGAACCAAGTTGTTTCGCCGGTAAGCATGTTTTCGCCACCCTTAACCCAGCCAGCCGCTTCGATTTGAGTTTCCTGAAGTTTGCGTTGCGCTTTTTGGTTCTCGATTGTTGCGGCTGCCGCTGGCGTAATTTGCGTGTACTGCCGAAGATGCTTGTCGGCTTCCAAGGCAAGCTGTCGGGCGCGTTGATTGACAGTTTCATCCTCGCGAGAAGCCTCACGCTGCTTGGTAAGCGTCTCAGTGCCAGCCAAAAGACCCTTGCCGATATTCACGCCAGCATAGGGCGAGGTTCCGGCCATCATGCCAGCACCAGCATTGATCAAAGCAAGCCATGGGCTTTTTGCAAAGCCACGTGATGTATCTGCGCTGTGGTCCAAATCTTTGTACGGCAACTCAAAAGTAGCGCCCTGCATGGCCCCTCGATTTTGCTCAGAGGCCATTCTAGCAGCGCGCGATCCACCAAAGGCGGGATAGGCGGCGGCTTCCGCATCTTCTTTTTCGGGTTCGGGAACGGGATTACTATTTTGCCATGCCTTATAGGCGGCAGGATCAGTTCTTATTGGGCTTCCCTCATTCACAGCGCCAGAGGTGGCCACGGCAGAGGGTGGAAGCTCGCCTCCCGGGATAGTGTCGGGGGCCTTAATAGCGCCGGGGTCTCGCATGTAATGCGCCAGAGCCGCCGCACGGGGCATTTCACCCATCGTTGGCCCTGCTGCAAATCGTGGGCGCTCGATTTGCCCCATCGTGGCCGCACGACCAAATCTGGTCTCAAAGTCCTCCGGGACATAATCCGGAGTTTCGCCGCCATCAGCATATCTCGGAGGATTCGGAGGATAATGTTTTGTTCCGGTGTAAATAGGCGGTTGAGGCCCCCTATCTTGATCGCCTCGCCAACCTTGTTGTCCGCCACCGGCAACCCATTTGGCTCCAGCCCCCCATGCCTTGGCTCCATTTATTAGAGCATCCAATGCCGTAGGAGTTTCACCACCACCAGCGAAGGCTTGGTATGGTATGGTCCCGACCGCGCCGCCCTGAGCCAAGAACATCGGTGCAACGGTTGCTACCGTCTTCATAATATCCCCGATACCGCCGCTATCTTGCTTGCCGCTCGACATATTGAGAGGCTGAAGTTTTGGCTGATTGATCGGCGATGCATGCAATGCAATCGTTGGAATCGTCGGGTCTGAAGTCATCCATGGCGGTTCGCCAGAGACTTCGCCGCCGTCTGC